TAGCCGTACCTTTTGCGATTGTCATATTATTTTCTCCAATTTAAATTTTCATTTGCAAATGAACTGATTTTAGGATATCAGCAAACCAGATTAGTCCGAATATACTTCAGCTACCAATTCGATTAGAACAGGGCAGATTGCCTTGTCTGATACTGTAGATGTACCTGCTATTTGCGGAGTAGCAAGCACATGAATTTTTACATTACCTTCTACGAATACCGTGCCCTTTTTAAAGTGATTTCTAACTAGTTCAGCACGAGCAATAATCTCGGAAGTACCTTTGTTAGTTGCACCTAAACAGAATACCTGCATAGTTACTCGCTCTCTATGAAAGCCAGTACCAAATACGGGGTCCTCTGGAGGTTGTATCGTAAACTGAACTCGTTCGTATAGTCCAGTTGGAGGTGTAAAGCTAACACCTTCCCACGCGATAGGAACTACTGGAGTTAGATTATTAAGATGCCTTTCAGCAGCCTTTTTAATTTCGATTATTGCCATCCACCACTCCAATTCTTACCTGAGTTATAATAGTCATCTAATTTGATTGCATAGATGTTCATGATTCTGTCAGTAGCTGGAGCCATAATACCTTGTGGAGCTTGTTTAGAAGATGGGATACCACCGATACCTTCTAAGCTTCCGATATATTCTGCAGGGTTACCAATCAGGATATCTTCACCTAACTTATAATTCAGCAAGTGAGTATTAACTGCACCTAGGGCTGTATCGCCTGAGCTGATACCGTAGAGTTCCTGTCGGTCTAATGTACCGTCTAATGAGACTTGCCAAGAGCCTCTAGCATAACCTTCGACAGGTTGTAAGCCCCAAATTTGTTGGCGCATTTGGTATAAACTTGCAAACTTCTCAGAATCACCTAAAGGTGTAAAATCTACAGCAGATGAAGCAACACCATAAGAAAACTTACGAGCCATGTTTTCCATGCGCTGTTGTGTATCTTGGGTCAGAGCTTCTAGTTGCTTAGTTAATTCGTCTACATTGCAAGTTATCTTCATGATTAACCCTTTGCACCGATAAGCTTATAGAAGATTAATGAGCCGTAAGCCCTATGTTCGATTAAGCTTTGAATCTCAAATGTCTCACCATCAACTACAATTTTATCTCGCAAAGCTGGAGTAAAGTTTAGGTTGTAATTGGGTAGATAGAACATTGCAGCACTTCTACCGATTAAATCTGGAAAATTATATTGGTCTGTCTTAAGATGTTTCTTGTACATCGTAATTGTATGCTCAGTGTTTGAATTAACTGTAGCACCAGTTTCAATATTATAAGTACCTTCTGTAACTTGAATATACGTCATGGGAGAACCATGAGTTTTAATCATCTTTGTTGTTGAGAGTAAAAACGGATTTGCCATAATTACCTCAGATGTTAAAGTGTAAAGAAGGTAGGTTTGTTGTATCTTGTGTAGGACTTAGAACAATGTTATTATCTAAATTAGCGTTATTCGCTGCCATATCTGCTTTACTAATACCACCAGCATAAGGCATAGCGTTAGTATAAATTGGATTGAGGTCAGGATTTTTAATGTACATTTGTAACGCTGCCATAAACTGTTTAGCTGCAGCACTACCTTTAATACTAAAAATATCGAATGTTTCATCAGGTCTTAATGATAGTTTTAATACCATTGATTTTGCAGCATCAAGGGATGCTCTGCGAATAGACCAATCATTCTTATCTAAGAAATATCTGTATTCTTCGTCAGACATAAGAGGAAAATTAACATCGGTATCACCGAGTTCTATACGTAATGCGTGTACTGTCATAGTATATCCTTTTATTAATGTCTTTCTTCTAATAGCACATGAAGTATGAACCATTAGAAGAAAGGCTCCCGAAGGAGCCAATCTGTTTTCTAATTTTAGTTAGAAGTTGTGACCTTAACCACAGCAGCAGGGCGGCGGATTAAGTTTAAGAAGTTTGATTCAGTTTGAATCTGAACTTCAACGTCTTTAGGGTCACGGTATGTGAACGCATAAGCCTCTTCACCTAAGGTGTTTACGTGGCTGAAACGGTTAGCAGGTGAGAAGTATGTCTTGAACATATCAGCTGTACCTGTTGGTAACATTACGCCTTCACCAGCAGGGATGAGAGCTGTACCGTTGAATGAACCACGGTATTCAATGTAAGTTACACCACCGTGTACGAAACGGCGGTATAAACCTGAACCGAGACGTTGACGTAATGGCTCTTGAGTACTAGTGTAGTACTTGTACGCTTCTTTAACAGTTGCGTGAGCGATTAACTTAGCGAAGAATGCTGGTGAGCATAAAACGATAACTTCATTTACGACTTCACCAGTTAAGATGTTGTCTTGGATGTGAGCGATACCTTCTTCAGACTTGGCGAGTAAGTCGGTAGTTGTAGTACCTAATACGAAGTCGATAGATTTTTGTGTAACACCGAAATCAGTGAAGAAGTTGCCAGATACTGTACCGTTTGGAGCGTAGATAGCACCAGTGGTTAAAGCATAGGCACGAGCAGCTTCAAGAGTGATAGCGTGGCTAGAACGGATACGCTCTAACTTACGTGCGGTAACAGCAGCTTCAGTTTCAGCAGCGTCTGCAGAACCGTAAGCACGTTTACCTTGGATATCTTGAGGCTTGATAGCGTCATCTAATGGGAAGTGAGGGATTGGGAAAGAACGTAAGTTACGTGTGTCGTCACTGTTCATAGTGTTACGAGCGCCGCGAACTTGGTCGGTTACTAAACCTAATGTACCTTGAGTAGACTCAACTGTTACAGAGTGTTGTGAAACTGGCTCTGAAGAGAAGATACCTAATTCATTGATTAGACCCCATTTATTAGGAACTAATAATAGTTCTTCTGTGTAGTCTACTAACTCAAATGGTTTGTCAAAACTGCGTACTTGCATGTTATATTTTCCTTATTATTTATTTAAAAATACAATTAGATTGTATCGTTTACGTTAATGCCTTTGGCTTCTAACGCAGCATATACGTCAGCAGCTACACAGTCACCTAAGATTAGGCCACCTTTAGAGACAATAGCGGGGCCTTTTACTAAGGCTAATACTTTAACATCAGTACCACCAGCTTCAACCATAGCTACACCAACTACTTCAGCAGCGGTTTCGGCAATGCCTGTTTCTGATAAAAGGGTACCGGGTACAATACCGTCAGCAGTAACTGTTAATACACCACGAGTGTAACCAGTTTCAGCCCATAATTCTTGCTTTACTACGTTTGATAGACGTTTAGCTTCTGTTGCGAATGGATTTGCCATTTTAATTTTCCTTTAATTTATTACTTAGTGGTTAGCTTGGCTTTTAACACTTTCGCCACAGCAGATTCTTGAATGGCGGGTTCTTCAGTAGCTGAAGCGCCTTTTTCAACAAACATCTCAGATGTTTCAACAGTAGTCATCATAGCTTGCATAGCAGCTAGAAACGCTGTAAAATCATCTTCAGATTCTAATGATAGAGCAGCCTTAGCGATTGCCTCTACTTTGCTTTCGTCTTTAACGATAGCTTTAACTTGTTCGAATTTTGCTTTATTGATAGCTTCTTTTTTCTCAGCTTCGAATGCAGCAATTGTATCTAAAGCTTTTTGTAACTCTACTTTTTGCTCGTCTAGAGCTTTCTGTACTAGTTCAAATTGAGCTTTTTCTACGGTTTCGATTTTTACATCTTCATCCATCTTAGATTTCTCCAATTCTTCTTTGTTAACAGAGGCAGATACCTCTTCTTTAATAACCTCGCATGCGGGTGAGGTATCAGTACCTTCTGCATTAGCAGGAGGTGCAGATTCAGTTGCTTTCTCTACGGTTGCAAAAGCTTTTTCAATTAACTCTTGGTCGTTGAGCATAGCTAAATATTCGGTTTCGTCTAAGTTAGCTAAAATAGCAGCTAAACTTTCAGCATCGTGAGCTGATTTTAAGACTTCAAAAGCTTGTAGTTGAGACTGAATATAGTCTTCGTAACCATTACCTTCTTCTTCTGCAGGTTCTACATAGCCAAGCATTGCAGCTAAAACTTTAGAATCTGAGTAATACAATCCGAAAAACTTTTGTAGAAAATCAGGTAGTTCCATAGTGACGCGAATCTGTTGCATCTTTTGAACAAACTCTTCACTGAATTTATTAGCCTTTAAAACTAGAGCATAATCATGCGTATTAGCAGGACCACCTTGTTCTTTAGAGACTAGTGCTACGTGAGCGCCTTCTTTTTCAAAGCTGATATCAGAAAGTTTTCTTTTAGCTTTACGTTGTGTTGCCATCGTTATTCCTCTTCAATTGTTTCGACTGATGCTAAAGCACCAATGCTTAGACCGTTAATATCGCCTGATTTGATTAAGGCCCAAAGACTATCATCTAAGGACTGTACTGTGGCTAACCAAGTACCCTTCTTAACGAACTTATCGCCAAGAACAAAATCAGTAGGGCAGCAGTAACTTTCACAGAACTCAAAAGTACTTGTTTCAACTAAGTGAAATAAGTTAGCCTTCATTGAGTATTTATTGAAGTTATGACATGCCTTGCGAACTTCAGCTTCAGTTGTCGTATCTCCGTGGGCATCAACCTCATCAGGAACCATGACAATAAAAGTAGCTTGTTTTAATTCTTCATCGACAGCTTTAGTAATAGCAAGCTTCTCACCTAAAAGGATATCTTCTGAATTTAATTCATTATCGGTAATTTCTTTAGTATAAGATTTGACAATCTCTGCTTGCTTTAAATGCATACGGGTCCAAGCTTGCCCTGCAGAACCACCAGATAATAACCAAGCAATAGTACCTTCTGTAGGACCACCATCACTTAATTTACTTTTTGGTAGATATTGTTTCTCATTAGACGAGAAGAAAGAGTACATCTTTTTAACGTCTTCTAACTTTAAATCACCTGCGATAATTTCTTTGGCTTTAGAGATAGCTAGTCCACCTCTATTCCATTTTTCACGTAAGGCTAAACCTCTTCGTGCATTATTTCGCATTGCCTCTGAAGGAGCGAAACTTATAGTTTTATCTGTTTCCATTTACGCTCCGTTTTGTAAGTATATAAACATAATTATATCACATTTTTATTAAGAAATCAAGTGAAATTTATCAATCACCGATAATTTTCGATAATAATCGCTCTAATTCTGCAATTCTACGGTCTTGTTCTACAACTCGTTCTGCTAATTTAACAGCAGAAACTAAAGCAGCATTACCATAAGCTACAGATAAAATACCGTCAGCATCTGCTAATACAGCTTGCTTTAAGGCATTTAATAAGGATTGAGCTGATACACCAACTTGGTCAGTAGCTCCATCGATACGGTCATAAATACCATTCTTTACTTGTGCTAATAGCTCAATGTAGTTGTCTGGTAAATCGCGCCAATTAGTCTTTAGGGTTTCATCAGAATAAGCTGTGACGTTACCGCCACAAGTTAAATCCGTACCGTTGAAGGTTAAGTTGGCAGAACCAGCAGCAGCTCCAGCATTGTTATAAATAACTTGTGAAGAAGAGCCAGCAACAGGACCAGCAGGACCTTGAGGGCCAGTTGCACCAGTAGCACCTGTTGAACCAGTAGGACCAGCAGGACCTTGAGGACCTGTTGCACCTGCGGGACCTGTAGCGCCCTGAATACCCTGAGAGCCAGTAGCGCCTGTTGGACCAGCAGGACCTGTAGCACCTTGAGGACCAGTTGCACCTTGAGGGACTGTGAAGTTAAATACAGCAGCACTTGTTGTACCTGAGTTTGTTACACTGGCATTAGAGCCAGCAGTACCAGTAGTTGTTGTGCCGACAGCGATTGTAGCAGCAGCACCTGCAGCACCAGTTGGTCCTGTATTACCAGTTGCACCTTGTGGACCTGTAGGACCAGTTAAACCAGTCGCACCTGTAGTACCTTGAGGGCCTTGTGGACCTGTCGCTCCAGCAGGGCCAGTATCTCCACGAGGAATAGTAAAGCTAAATACGGCAGCGTTTGATGTGCCTGAATTAGTAATGGAAACCGCAGTACCTGCATTACCTGTTGAGACTGTGCCCAATGTAATAGTAGCAGCAGCACCGTTAGTTCCGTTAGTTCCTGCAGGACCAGTTGCTCCAGTAGGACCAGCAGGGCCAGTTGCGCCTTGAATACCTTGAGGACCTGTAGCACCTGTTTGACCAGTTTCACCCTGAGGGCCTGTTGCACCTGTTGGGCCTGTAGCGCCAGTGTCTCCACGAGGAATAGTGAAGTTAAATACTGCATCTGTACTTGTGCCAGAGTTTGTTACACTTGCATTTGTACCTGCATTACCTGTAGTTGTTGTACCAATTGTTACGCTCGGAGCAGCGCCAAGTGCAAAAGATGCTATACTGTTATCAGCCTTCTTAAAGAAGAGTTTACCATCGGTATAATTTAAAGCTAACTCGCCAAAATCTAAATCACCTGCAACAGGAGCTTTCGCTGCTACTGAGGACTTTTTAAGAATAATCTTACTTGCCATACATGCCCTTAATAAAGGTAAAAGAAAGGGCGGTAAAAACCGCCCATATTAATTAATACGTACCACCATCGATATCGGCCCAAACTGGAACGCCAGAGCCGTTAACTTGTAGAATTTTACCACTAGAACCGATTGCTAATTTTGCTAAGGTATTTGTACCTGAAGCATATAGTATATCACCAGTTGTATAACTTGTCAAGCCTGTACCACCCTTAGTAGTTGCAATGGTATTAGCATTCCAAGTACCTGTTGAGATAGTGCCTAATGTAGTGATGCTAGATTGACCAACATAAGTAGAAGCAATATCTACAGAGTTTGAATCTACAGAGATGCGGTCAGCAGTACCAACAACAGCTAATACACCTGCAGTTAATGTTAAACCATCACCTGCAATATTAGTTTGAAGTTGTAAAGCGTTACCTGAAATCTCTAAGCCACCGTTGCTTACTACGTTTACAGAGAATTCTGTACCAGTTAAAGTTAAACCTGAACCTGCAGTATAAGTACCTGCACCAGAGAATTGTTGCCATACGATAGCGTCAGTACCGATTACGTCAACAGTAGCTGTTTGTACCCAACCTGTACCACCGTTATCAGAACCTTCAACTACGAATACGAAGTCACCACCTTGTACGTCAGCGTCAGAATCGAAGTCTGCTCTGCGAGTTAATACTGTAGCACTTGTTAGAACGTAAATACCGTTGTGAGCTGCGTTTACTTCGTTCTTAACTAAGACTGTAGCATTACCGTAACCGATAGCTTGTAAGTTAACATCGTCAATAGGTAAACCAGTTACGTAAGAACCAGTCGTAGTTAATGTAGCACCAACCCCATCAATTCCGTTATTATATACAACTACACCACCAGATAAGACAGCTAATGTGTCTGTAGTTCCAGCGTCAACACCTTCTTGTACGTGTAGACCTTCAGCGGCTACAGTATCAACGTAAAGCTTGTTAGCTGCATCTGAATCATTTACAGGGGTAGCTACGTTAGCAATACGTGAATCGGTTACGTCAACAACACCAGTACCGTTTGGAACTAATGCGACATTACCGTTAACATCGGTAGCTGTTAATGAATTACCATTTAAGTTTAAGTTATCTACAGAGACTTCTGTTAAACCTGCTAATACTGTTGTAGTATTACCTAAGGCTACACTGGTTGAACCGATTGTTACAGTTGAATTAACTAACTGGTTATTGGTTACACCTGCGTTTTTAATTGTTACATCGCCGTTGCTTACTGAAAAGCTTGATGTGTTGAAGGTAGCAACACCTTTATTAGTATCACTTGCATTTTCAGCAGAGATGGTAATAGTGTTTGTGCTGGCGCTGATAGTTGTATCAATGCCTTCGCCGCCTACGATATTTAATGTTTCACCGTTGTTGAAAATGTCTGGAGTACCAGTATCAGCAGCGATAGTAAATGAAGTTGAAATGCTTGCTGTGCTAACGTCAGTTACTAAGCCCTTGCTATTTACAGAAATAACTGGAATATTAGTAGTTGAACCGAAAGTACCAACTGCAGTGTTTACGTTGTCTAAGGTAATCGCAATAGCTGTATTACCTAAGTTAGTCATAGTAGCAGAACCGTCTGCATCACCAGAAATGGTAATAACAGGATTGTTTACTTGAAAATCTAACTTACCGTTATCATCGTCATAAGATACTACGATACCTGATTCTACGTTGTTAGTGACCATGCCACCGACAATATCTTGAACTCGTTCAGCGTTTAAGCTTACAGCACCATCAGTAACTGTAAAGTCAATTGCTGCAAATGATGCAACACCTTTAGCAGTATCAGAAGCAGAAGCTACTGAGAAAGTGATTGTATCTTCTGTAACGGCTGTACTAATAGCACCAACACCTGAGAAGATTAATGAACTGCCAGTATTGAACATGTCAGTACCAGTATTACCCACTAGTTCGAATGAGCTTGAAGGTAAAGCGGTCCAAGATGTTTGACCTGCACCATCTGTACTTAAAATCTGACCGTTAGAACCTGTAGTTGTAGGCCAGTGTTGACCATCAAGCACAACAGCGCCAGAACCGTTAGGAGAGATTTCTACGTTACCGTTAGCATTGGTTGCACTTAATGTGTTACCGTTTAAATCTAAGTTGTCAACTTTTAAATTGTCTAATTTACCTGCTGCGTCTACAATTAACGCAGAGTTAGCTACTAAAACACCTTTAGTGTGGTCCATCATGTCGGTGAAGTACTTACCACCGATTACTACGTGATTTACAGCATTACCTGCAGTCTCAGTACCCATACCTACGTATAAGCGGTCACCACCGTTGCTACCGTTATCAGTTAAAGCTGAATAAGCTAATTCACCTTGACCTAGCGTAGCAGGGTTGCCAGAAACCTCTGAGCGTTTAATTCTTACGATTGAAGCCATAATTTTTCCTTGATTAATATTGCCCTGATTCTAGGCTTTGGTTTGTTAACTGAGTATTTGCAACCCATTTTTGCTCTTGAGCAGAATAAATAAGTAGAGAACCATCTTGTAAATCTGTAATGTCTACATCTGGCGCACCACTAATATTTGTTGAAAGACCCTGAGGGCCTGTTGGACCTTGCTCACCTGCGGTAATAATAACCGTGGTTAATTCAGTCTCTACTACGATTGTTTCCGTAGAACTTTCTACAATTACATCACTCATCTTGTTACCTCTGGAATAGCTGAGAAGCAACCTTCGATAATTCGATATTCATCTCCTGTACCCATGAAGATAACTTCGATATCATAAACACCTGCCGTGAAAGCAAAGGCTGTTGAAATCTCGGCTGGAATGTTTAACTGAATCTTACCTAATGGTCCGTCTGTAACAGTTAGTAAACCATTTTCAGATGAGAATTCAGCAAGGACTTTTGTATCCATTACATTCTTTCTTACTTGCATGCGTAAGGTGCAATTTGTCAGAATAACTGGTTCGGCAGGGCTACCAGTTTTCCACTGGAAGTTCTTACTAAAAGTAGAGCCTTTGTAAATTGTTAAATCAATGTGTGCTGGTTGCATTTGTTTTCCTTTAGAAGACCATTACAGATGGACCTGTAGGTCTATAATCTATGTATGATGTGCCAGTATCTGTACTAACAACTATTGCTTTTGGAGTGTTTGTAAAACTGTCTGAGGTTTGAAAAATTACTGTACCTAATTTCACAAACTCTAGAAATGGTAAACCAGTTAAATACTTAAATTCGTTTAATGCTCCAGCTCTTGCTTGAGGTTTATTCTGATATGTATTACCTAAAATTCCAACAATAGGATTTTCTATATCATTGGTAGCTAAGATATGCACTAAGAAGTATTGATTATTTGGTACTTCAAGCACATCCCAGACCCCATTAACTTGAGCGTTATATGCACAGCGAGTTCCTGTTGTATATTCTGGTATTGTATTTGGTCTTATAACTGAGTAAGCCGAGGCAGTTTTCTTTCCCCAATTATTACCATGTCTATAAAATATTGGAAGATAAGCTATAGTAGAAAGTTCCTGAGGTGCATTATCTATGATAGTTATTAGTAAGTCTTCGTCTGCAATATGCCCATCTGAACATGAGAATTGTGAGTGACTATTTAATGTCCCATTACCATCTACAGTAAAATTATTTAAAGCAAGACCATCACGATATTGAGCACCAATAGATAAATGCAAATGTTGATGAGTTGCACCGTCCATTGTAATACCATGACGTTCATCGGCAAAATATATATGCTTCTGCAAATCTGACCGCCAAAACACTAAGGCAACTAATGCCTTCTCTAAAAATAATTCGTGTGTAGGTGTAGTCGTAGATTTTAATTCATTGTCTGGATAATCGAAATAGATAAAGTGATTTCCAGTAATATTCTCAATTTGAACAGACTCAGTATATCGCGTAAACTCATTAGCGTGTAACCAAACATTAAAACCGTTGGTCATATTCGTAGCTGTTATAGTGAATGTACGTGTTGCATCATCGAAACTGATTGAACTTGTATCACGAGTTTGAAAACCAGTCGGCTCTTGCATAGCAAGAAATGGCTTATAATCTTTCGTAATGTATACGCTCTGTTCAATATTTTCTTGTACAGCCTTAGTTTTAGATACTAGCTTGGTATTATCGGACATTAATAATACTAAATGACCTTGATTGTCGAACTCGGCTGCTTTTATGCTATTTACAGCTGGCGCTGGTTCAACTGCTTTAGAAACCATGCTATACGGCTCAGAGAAACTTCTCACAGCTGCCAAATGAGCTGGAACCTTAGGTGATTGAGCTTTCGCAGGTTGATTTTTCTTTTCTTCTATCTTTACTGAAATTGTACCAGCGAAGATAGCCTCTTCTTCTGTTTGTCCTTTAGCGAGAGCAGCATTGGCAACTTTTGCAAATAACTCCTTCAACTTCGAGGATTTTCCCTCCATAGAGGAAATAGTCTTGCTTGCGCTCCACGGCATAAACTCTCCTTAAACAATAATAACCCCGCTGTTTAGGCGGGGCTTAGATAGAACTATTATATCATAAAAATACTAATAATTCAAGAGCAAATAGGTATTAACCTACATTATCTAGGTTATTACTTGAAGTATCTGTACCAGATGGACTAGTTGCAGTACCTTCACCAGCTGTTGCCATACCATCACCACTTCGAGAAGTACTAGCTGGCATTAAGTCCTGATTAGGTTCTTCATCTTCTGGTAAACCATCGATACCAACTGATTCACGAACACGGTTAAGAACTGGACGGTCAATTTCAAGCATACCTGTACTTGCATAGCGTTGGATTGCCTTGCTGAATGATTCTAAGTCTTCAGTTTGGATATTGTCGTAATCCATAGTACCCATTCTGGCGGTATCCCAACCATTGAGTTCATAGGTTTGACGAACTAAATCCTCGTTGATTACTTGAGTAATCTTCTTGAGCATAGCCTCTGCAGCATTACCTGATAATGAGCTTTTAATCTGACCTAAGGCAAAAGAGCCACCGCCAGTTTGACCCATTACGAGTAAGTCAGCAAATAAGGAAGTAAGGATTAAATTCTTGTAGTATTCTTTAATCTTGCTTGTATCCATTGCCTTGCTACCATTTAAACTTAGGAGTTCTAAGCTAAATAGAGGTTGGCGGGTGTCTTGGTCATAAGCTTGTGGTAGAATCAAAGCTGATTGCTGATTCATTTGCAAGTTACGCATTACGTTTTCGTAATAAGCGCGGATAGCCTTCTGGTCTGGAGAAGCATCAGCAGCTAGATATTGTGGTGGTAGCTTGAGAACTGGTAAACCAGCTAAGTCTTTAGCAACACCGTTGGCTTCAATCTCTTCGATTACAGATAAGAAGCGCCATGCTAAGTAAGCATCACGTAAGGGTGATTTACCGTATGGGTCACCCTTATGCTTACCTGCGCGGAATAGCATAATCTTGCTACGAGGTAGCACAACTACGTTTTCAGTACGCTTAGAGTAGCGATTGTAAGGGTCATTAACTCGGCTAAGGTCTTGGCGTACACCTAAGATATCATTACCATCGTCTGAGAAGACAAAGCGAGAGATAGTCTCTTGGTTACGAATTGGAAGCTTTTTCCAACCGATAATACCGTCATTGTATTTAGAACCGTTAGCTTTTAAGCGTCTGCGGTAGACCTTCTCATGTACTGCGAAACCGAATACGTTGCAGCTTAGTGCTTCACTAACGAAGTCAGCCCAAGTCTGGCCTTCCATGTCTTGCATCATTTCATTAATGAGCTTGGCTTGGTTTAGTTCAATTTCGGTGGCATCTTTTGGGGCTTTGAATTTCCAATCGGCTTTACCGACTAGGTTATCAAATAAAGTTAAAGCAGAGTTTACGGTTGAATGGTAAGACATTTGCTTGTATGTTGTGATACTAGCTGGAAAGTTTAATTCCTTCTTAATCTCATCTTCACTTAAACCAGCATAAATATTTAAACCTAGATAACCAGCTTCAGCTAATTTAAATCTGTCAGGTGTATCATTCATAGTAGCTTTAGCAACAGTTTCTTGTTTCTTTGGTCGTGCCATTTATAGGCTCCTTAATTAAGTCCGATAGTTGTGAATTGAGGCATTGATAAGCTCTGCGAAGGCATGCTATCGAATGGATTAGAACCTGTTAAATCAGGTAATGAAAATATTGGGAGCTGTGTATCCTTGTTTAAAAGCAAGATACAATCGCTACAGCAGTCAACTTGGTCATCCTTTTTCTTAGGGTCACCATCGAAGACTTCAAGCTCGTCAAAGAAATCTTTGTTCCAGTTAGCTTTTACAATATTAACGAAGCCAGCTTGCGCTAGACTTGAGAATGGAGCAAAACGAGTAATCTTAGATTTAACTGGTTTAGTTAATCTACAAACGAAACCCATTTCAGCTAACTTACGCTGCAAGTCCTTGGCATAAGCACCAGCTGCAGCTGCAGGGTCTAAAGGAATAGAAATAATCACACCTTGACCGTCAGCTCTGGCTGTTTCAAAGATTAGTTTCTCTACTTCGTGAACCCTATCACGTAAGGACACAACATCTTCTACTGTATAAACTTTTGCATCATCTTTCGAGACTAGAACACCTCGCGTCCAATCGGGATTAGGATACTGCTCAGAAGGCTTGCTAAAGGCGAAATCCCACGCTCTAATGCGTTGCTTGGCCCTACCATTAGGGTAGTCAACTAAACCGCACCATTCGCGTTTAAATAGCCCTGCTGATTCTTGTCGAGCAAACCATGAGCCATCAAGCAATCGTTCCTTTTCTACACGAGGTAAGGACATTAATCGGCTGATATAATCTGGTTGTGCTTTTAGAAGTGGAGGGTTATCTCTACAGGTCGCACCAATGAATGTAAATGAGCTAATACCTGATTCATCACCTGCTCCATGAACTGCTTCAGCTTCTCCTAAGGAGTTATACCAAAGCATTGAGTTACCTTGACGGAAGAAGAAGCGTTTATGGCCTGTCTTTTCAGCCAATGGGATACCCGTTTGAGGGTCTAGGTAATAGTCTTCAAGCCATGTGCGTAAGAAGCTATTATAATCAGGGTTGGTCATCAAGAACATTTGAGGTCTGTAGTTAACGTAGGCGTTACGCATACGAGATAACAGATAGACAATCATTTCTTCTTCGAAGTCGGTTGCTTCATCGAAAATAACCAAAGAGTATTGACCACCTTTGTGGTCGTACATGTTCATAGCATGCTGCATGTGGCTAAACTTGAGCAAAGCCCCGTTAGGGAAGACAATTTCAAGTTCCCTACTGCGGATACGTAGATTTGGAAATAACGCGCTGTAGAGGCTACAGGCTTCTTGCCAGATACTGCCGGGTGCGGTTAACATCTTGGACGTTCTACGAAAGATAACCCCTGTAGCTCTAGGATGCTGCATGAACCTTAAAGCGATGAGTAAAGAAGTATAGGTTTTACCTGAACCTGCAGCCCCACCAGCTAACGTAATTGTTGCATCACTGTTAAGGAATAATTCTTGTTTTTTACTTGCAGGTCCAATAACTACTTGTTCACTCATTTGTATCCTTTAAGCTGCTTTCTCGTTGTCAATCACCGTAAGTGAGAAAAGCGGAGCATTTTGTTGTTGAATCTCAGTACCTTCTTTATCGTCAGCATCTTCACCGTCATAAACGTCAAGTGTAAGTCTGCGGTAATTATCTAGTAATATGGTTGCAGCCTTAAGTTGGTTCTGGTGACTAGCTTCTTCATTCTGCATAATTTCTGCAGCTTGAGAGATAGCTTTGGCAACGTGAGGTTTGATTTTGCGTAATAGCATGATTAACTCACGCTCTTTTAGGTCACGGTTAGTCGGTTTATCTAACACGCTCGTCTTCTTTGGGCGACCATTAGGATTACCCGATTTGCCTTTTTCAAAAGCCATACTATCTCCTTGAATTAGTTCTGGTTACGATTCCAGAGTGCGCTTTTCGTAGCACCGCCGATTAATACGCTTGCTTTTAAAACTTACTTTGGCAAATAAGCCTAGAGATTATCCTATCTCTTGTTACCTCGTATCAAGAACCGAGGGACGCCTTCTACATAGTAGATAACCGTTAGCGACAACGGACCCTAAGGTAGGTTCTTATTAATGAGAAGTTTTAGCATCTAAATCTGCTGCTTTTTGCCAGTAATTAGGGTCTGTTGCCCCTGCACTCATTGGGTCGTGAATATTTGGGTCAAAAAGCTCGTCAATAGGTTCACCATCTAAATCCCTAAGTGCAAAAATACAGTACCAAACCGTATTCTCTTCCAAAGCAGTAAACTTGTGTTTATGTTCTTTACGTACTACAATAAAAGTAGGTGCAGTAAATTCTTTAGCAGGATGCCCTTCAATCTCAACTAGCACCTTACCCTTAGTTAATAAGGATACGTGGTCAAACTTATGCGTGTGACCTCCATAATTATCATCTCCCACTTTTTCAAGAAGGTTTTGACGTACCCAAATATTTCCAAAATACCCTAAATCACCTATTTTATTCATGGTAATACCTCCACAGTTGTTCTTAGTGGACCACCTGCTAAAATATAGTCCGTTTTATCAAAAATCTCTACTTCAATTTCTTGGTTATTGTCATTAAACCATTTTTCTGTTCCATCTTCATATTGTTCTACTACAGTATAAGCTGAATTATTAAAATGGCTTTTTGCTAAGGCCACTACATAAGCCCAGAAAGCTTCCAAAGCTTGCTCTTTTGAATCGTACAATGTATTCTCACCAGTAATTGCATCATAAACTGCATATTTAATTTTCATGTATATATCCTTTAACTAATTGCACCGTATCGAGTACCTACAGCGTTCCAAGTAATAGCGAAACCATTTAAGGCAACAGCTTTTCCAGCTGCGCCGCCAGCGTAGGTATAAGATGAACCACCAGCTGCACCCCAACCGCCACCGCCACCTCCACCCTTAAAGCTTCCAGTACCTGCACCGCCTACCGCAGAACCTGAACCGCCAGCACCGCCAGTGGAGTTTCCGGGAACTGGTATTCCGGGTTTTAGTCCACCGCCGCCGCCGCCAGAGCCTCCACCTTTACCGACATTACCAACCTGATGATAAGGTCCCGCACCTGCGAAACCGCCAGCACCGCCAGCACCCGGTAGAATTCTGCCGCCGCCACCACCTGCATCGCTCAAGTTGGCACTACCTGAACCATTTGCACCACTTGCGCCCGGTCCACCACCTGCACCACCTGCAATGTTTCCAAACGAATAGTAAGCTTTTCCACCTGCACCACCACCTGCGCCACCACCGCCACCACCTGCTCCAGCGCCGCCGCCGCCACCTCCACCTGCGATGTAAGAGTTATTAGTAATATTACAACTGACACCTAAACTAATAGCAGGACCTGCAGCAGCTCCAGCAAGTGAGGTACTAGAGTCAGTACCTTTGCCGCCCATACCCATAATAAAACCATTATTAATTAAGGTAATACCCGCTGGCCAAGAACCATTAATAGTTAAACCTGCATTTGCCGTGCTTGTAGCGTAAATGTATACACCACTATTAATGGTAATAGTTGCAGCTGTTGTACCATTCCAACCGTTAGCTAAAGCCCATGTACGTAGGTTTAAGTTAGTTTGGTTAGAGGTAATAGCGGCATTAAACGCATTAGCCTTACCACGTAAATTATTTAAACTGATAGCACCACTAGCTACACCAGCTAATGAACGTACACTAGCTTGACCTAAGCTAATAGCGCCAGAAGCTCCAAGCTCTGTACGAACTTGAAGCATTGAAATCGAACCTGTTGATGGTAATGCCATAATTCACCTTATGTTAAAAATTGGTCCGTTCTGTAGGATTCGAACCTACGATATCTTGGCCCCAAACCAAGTGACTTAACCAGACTAGCCTAAAAACGGATATTGTATTTGGAGGATGAGGTGAGATTCGAACTCACGGACCCTTTCGGACCAACAGGGTTCAAGCCTGTCGCAATCGACCACTCTGCCACCCATCCCAATTTGGCGGGTAGTATAGGATTTGAACCTATGAGCCACGTTAGCGGCTTAAGGGTTAGCAACCCTCTGCAATCGGCCTCTCTGCCAACCACCCTTGATTATTTAGATACGAGGAATTTTCTCTGCGTATCCTGAGCCTTCATTTGAGATACCATCCCAACCTTCATTATTCATAAATGCTCCTGTATATTATATTTGCGAACCGAGAAGGAATCGAACCTCCAACCTTCGGATTTGGAATCCACTGCTCTGCCTAGTTGAGCTATCGGAACGAAGTGGTGGATATCGTAGGAATTAAACCTACCTGCTACCTCCTGCAATAGGAAGGCTGAATCATCATACCCTTAACTGGCTGGCATACGTGGGGTCGAACCACGGACATTTTGATTAACAGTCAAACGCTCTACCAACTGAGCTATATGCCAAAATTTCGAGTAGCATTATTTTTGAGGACTCTGACCCCACCCTTTTACTCACGCTGGATTCCCTGCGATTGCCACCATGCTACCTCGCTGGCGGGTGTTTACTATTCGGCTAATTACTCCGACTTATTAATTATAGTAGGCTGCACACATTCATTAAAGTTGCGCTTCGATATTTAACGGCATTTAAGCTTCCGCAACACCCTTTACCCTAGTTCCAGACTAAGACTACAAAATTTGGTGGATTGCAATGGATTCGAACCACTAATATCCCTTGGGATGACGGATTTACAATCCGCTGCCTTAACCGTTCAGCCAACAATCCATATTTGGTACTGCATGGGAGAATCGAACTCCCCTTGCTCGGATGAAAACCGAGTGTCCTAACCGATAGACGAATGCAGTAAATTAATTGAGAAGATTATAGCACAAAACCAAAAGGTTACACAGGCTATGAACAAATACTTGTAATCTTCTCGAAATTGGTACGGAGAACTGGGCTTGAACCAGTGACATTTGCCTTATCAAGACAACGCTCTACCAACTGAGCTATCTCCGCGAAATTTGGTGCCCCGTGACAGAATCGAACTGCCAATACCTGATTACAAAACAGGTGTTATACCACTTAACTAACAGGGCAAGCCTAGAGTATATTCGTACCTGCAGAGGACTAGGTTCCATGCAGGACTAGTAGACTTCTGACTTTCGGTGTCTACATCCTCTTCATCCTTTGGATTCAGATTCAACCTCAGTAGCGTTAGATTAAGCTACGAGCCTTCGGCTTATGCTCTGGCTATTCGCTATTCGGAAATAGCAAATAAATTCTGGAAGCATGAGGACGGATTCGAACCGCCGATTTCTACCTTATGAGGGTAGCGAGATAGACCACTTCTCTACTCTGCTATATGTGTATTATACATCAAAAACCGAGTCTCAATGCCTTTGGCATTAGAAACCGTGTGAATCGTCCCAATCGTAATTAATTTGTGCTTTTGTTTTCCCATTAGGGTTTAGCAATAAGCCTAAATCAACTTCTGTCTCTTGGTCCACTTCGTCCAGTACTGCGCTTGAGCAATCTTCGCATTCATAGCCTTGGTTAAAAACCGATTGCTTAAAGTACTGGTTACAGACGATACATTTCATGTTGTCTCTTTTCTTGTTGTTATTCTTAGATTGTATCACAACTTTTCAGGTTGTCAATACCTTTTGTAAATTAGTGCTGGTTACTTATCCAGCTTTCAGGAAAGCAGCTGTGAAAGGAGTTTGAAAGCAACTACAAACCTGAAAAGGTTATGTCGTAGTAGTCTTGCAGTGGGAATTAATTCTAGTAGGGTACTAACTCTTAATGTTAGTATTTGCTAGAAGCTTAAACTGAAATTTACTACAACAGAACTAATTATATCACAACTTTCTGTAAATATCAAGAGCAATCAATCAAATATACAGTATTTGCTTAGAATCTTAGCATACTTTAGTTGAAGCCTAGTGTATAACCTTCGGACTACTACGATATCTTGAACTACTAATGCTCTATCCTTGCCTTCTTCCCTCCAGCACAAGGTATAAGCAAACATATCTTGGTAGTGAGGCACAATCTTTAAAGCACCAGCAAGGTTACGTTGAGCCTCTTTGATGGAATTGTGCGCCTTGCGAGTGACAAGCTTAAGATTCTGTAGCCTGTAGTCCTCAGGATTTAGATTCTTGTGCAAGACAACTTTATCTCTAGGCATAACCAAGGCATTCCCTAGTTCAACTGCTACCCTATTAGCTTTCAGTTTATACTTCCTGCCTTTCTTATAGAAAATCAGGTAGCCATCATCATCTGGAAATATTCTACGAAAGGGCTTACCTTCTTTCAGAATATAAAAAGCACCATCTAAGGCACTATAACTTAATAAATCTTTATACATGGTAACCTTGTAGTTTAAATATGGGGTAAAGGGTTCAAGGCACAACAATCTTAGGTTTGTGCTATATGTTGGTCAGTAGGTTTAGGGTTGAACTGTTGTTTTTATACAACAAACCAGCAAACAAGACAGGTTCACGTAACAGGCTTCTAACCTGTAGGTTATAACCTTCAGTATTATTCTTTCAGTATTGTTCGTCAGTCTTATTAGGGGCTAATTTTCGGACTAGTTAAGACTAAATTTCGGACTATCATAGGTAACATTCTCGGACTAGTAGGTGCAAATTTCGCCCTATTAGAAAGGTGAATCGTCTATGATAGGTGCAACAACAGCAGGTGCATAAATGCCGTAGATATCTTTCACTACGTAACTATTGGAAGTTATCGATTTGTCTGTTGCATATACCTTTTTGACATACACCTCAATCAAACCCAATTCCTTCAGTTTTCTTACACAATCGCTCACTGTCTGTTTAGCCATACCACCAAGTGCTTCACCTATGTCTACTAGATTCTCATAGTACTCTTTTTCCTGTCGGCTAAAGAATGTGTACTTATCCAGCATGTGTGTATACACTAACTTAGCACTAGCTGTTAGGTCTTTTCTACGTAAAAGCTCGTGCGAAGACCTAATCCATGTATTACGTGGACCTTTCTTCTGCTCAAGCCTCGAAATGTTAGTTGGTTGCACAAAAACTCCTTTATCAAGCCTATTATGCTATCACACGTTTTGGCGTTTGTCAACAACTAGGGTAAATATATTTAAGAATCCTTGCATATTGGCTTGGCTTGTGCTATAATAAACCTTTATTAACCCTAAAAGGAGTACTATGACAGATGTTAAACGCATTGAATCTTATGGCCTCTTCGACTTCTGCAAAGATATCGAAGCTGCTTTCTACGAAGGCTATACCTTCGACTTTGAGACTAACGAAAACTTTCCTACGGCTTACGGCACTATGCTTACTTGCGGTCTTGTTAAGCTTGACCAAGATGCAGAGACAGAGACAGAAGAAGAAACTGTTACTCAAACTGAACAAATCGCTGAGATTGTACAGGATGTTGAACAAACCGCTACTGAAGTAGAGGAAGTAGCTACCGAAGCACAAGAGGTCGCTGAAGCTGCTCCTGCAAAGCGCGGTCCTAAGTCCAAAGCTAAGTAATTAGTGTAGCAGCCCCTTAATAGGGCGTAGCATTCAAGCTGCGCTTTCATGGGGCTTATTTATTTCAGGAGGTCTATGAAAAGAAATCAAAAAGTTGCATCCCAACGGGTTCAAAAAGAAAAGTTCCAACGCGCTCAGTTCCCTGCTCTATTGCCTATGAATACAAAGCAGTCAGAATTGCTGGAAGCCCTCAAGTACAACACACTGGTTGTAGCTAGAGGTAGTGCAGGTACAGGTAAGACCTTACTGGCAGTATGGCATGCTGCGAAGAAGTTGCATTTTGCAGATATTAAGAAGGTAGTATTAATCCGAGCTTATCAGCCATTGGCAGGTCGGTCCATTGGGTTTCTCCCCGGCACAGCGGAAGAGAAGCTACTCCCCTTCTACCAACAAATGATTGACTACTTCGAAGACTACCTAGGCAAAGCAACCACCGAGATTCACCTCAAGAATAAAACTATCGAAATCTGCAGCTTAGAAACCATCCGTGGTCGTAGCTGGAATGATAGCATTATCATCGTAGATGAAAGCCAGAACCTTTATGTTCCAGAGATTCAAGCCTTGACTACCCGTGTAGGCTTAAACTCTCAGATTGTATTCTGTGGAGACAACACAGGTCCTCAAACTGACGTAAAGAAAGGTATGGACGGTCTTACCTACTTAGAGAAGATTTGTTATAAATATAACATTGATGATTGTAGCTTTACAACCTTTGGAAGAGAAGACGTAGTTCGTAGCGGTCTAACCAAAGAGTTCGTAATTGCTTTTGAAGACGAGTTAGTAGCTGAAGGCAATGGTACTGCTGTAACCCAAGATAAACCTAAGGAGAAGCCAAATGCCAAGAAACAAAACTGAAGACTTAAACCCTATCTATATTAAACTGGATGACGATGATGACGATTTTACTAACCCTATGCTTGCTAATCAGCATTTGCCTTATTTCCAAAGCACTCAAACACTGCGATGCATCAAAGCATATATTGATGAAGGTGTTCGAGAAGCGAAGTACTACAGGAATTTAATCCATACGATTGATAGCCTTGGTGAAGGTGACGCTGTGTACCTTAGTATTAATACCTATGGTGGACACTTAGATGGAGCCATCGCTCTTATCAATTCTATCCAGAATACAGATGCTAATGTGCATTGCCATATCGATGGTATTGCCGCTAGTGCTGGTAGTCTAATTGCTTTGGCAAGTCCTTCTGTAAGTGTAAGCCCTTACGCCAGTATGATGATTCATGCTGCTACGTTTGGAGCCTACGGTAAGCAATCCGATGTTATCTCTCACGCTTCTTTCGTAGATAAGCAAGTGAAGGGTTTAATGCACGATGTTTACAAGGACTTCCTAACCGAGAAAGAACTTTCCGATGTAATCATGGGTAAGGAAATGTGGTTCAGTTCTGAAGAGATTGTAGAAAGACTACAACGCAGAGAAGAACTCATTCAGGCTAGACACAAGAAGGAATTAACCGAGCTGAAGAAAGCTGAGAAGGCACTAATGAAGAAGTTAGATGAGCTTTCAAGTGCAGAGGTTGAAGCTTTGGTTGAAGAGTTAGAAAAAGCAGAAGAGCCTAAAGCTCCAAAAGCTAAAAATAAAAAATAAAATTTATCTAGAAAATTTATCCCCATCGGTTAACAGCCTTTGGGGATTTTTTACGTCTAATATATCTAGTTGCATAGAAGCCTCTAGGAGCCATTATTAAGGTTTAGGCTACATTGGTACTCGGCAGCTAATACAAGCTCTTACAGACCGTTTTGGAGCCTTACAGAGGCATCTGGATAGTGTTATCCACAAGCTTGATACTGTTTATGCGCTGTTCTTTACCTTGTACTTTTATGCATAGAATTGCTGGTTATTTTCGTGGATTAGATGCTTAAAAGTTTTAAATCTGCAGTATGACCTAGGTGCTTGATGGACCCCGCCTTTATGTCTCGGTTATAACTTACGATTCTAAAATATCAATGATATCAATGGTTAGATAACCCTCTAGTATATATCCGAAGGGTAATTAAACGAGCGTAGCGAGTCGATTTTTATTTTAGGCGGTAGGGTTTAGGCTTGGCGGTTTTAACCCGTGGATTTTATGCACAATCGGACAATATAGGCCTCTTGTATAGCGTCCCGCTTGATTCATTAGGCAGCTTGGCTAATCCTCCCCTCTACAATCCCGCGTTTTGCCTTTGCTTTTGCTCAGGTTATACCCTGCAGCTGGTCCCCTGTAGGTTCTTTCAGGCGTAAAAAATCCCCGCTTATTAGGGCGGGGTTTGTGCTTGGGTTATGCCGTGGGGTGCTTTCGGCGGTGCATGCAGTGGCGGGTATATGCTGCGAGATATAGCCCCGCGCATAGTAGCCACAATGTAAGGTAGGCGGCTAGAAAGAAGGCAAGAATGTCGCGCATAATTAAACCCCTGCCTTGCTGGTTCCGTGGGCCACAATCGCTACGCTTTTAGCCTGTACGCTGCTGCCGCTGCATAATTTGCACTTGTCACACGTTACCCGCTGCCCTGCTTCTTTACTTGCGGGGCATAAAATTTCGGTCTTAAGTAGGGCGGCTGGTCCCTGTGCGTTGTACTCTGCCACGGGGATAACCCGAAAAGTCCTGCGGTTGGCGCGGTGTGCCTGTAGTGCTTCGGCCTTGGTGTCGGCTGAGTGCATCAGTCGCGCATAATCGGGCGCTTTGTCGTGCTGGTGTGTGTAGCCTGTATGCCCTGCGGCTTCTTTTAGTAGGTGGTCCCATATGTGCGAAGGTACGGCGGCGGGGTCGCCATATGTCCCGAGCCTGACCATACGGGCGCGGCCTATGGCTTGAACCTGTTCGGCTGTTGCCGTGGGGTAACCTGTACCTGTAAGGCGTTTAAATACTTGGCTTGGCCCTTGTCCAAGATTCACGTAGCAGGTGCGCCCCTGTGCCTGTTTGCGTGTGCTGTCGGTGGTGGCTTGGCCCCTGTGCTTACAATTACCGCATATGGCAAAATCTGCGCCTGTCTTGCTGGCCTCTAGTGGTGAGATATCGGCGCGGATAATGTGGGTCTGTATCATGTTCCCGGTCTTCACATTGCCGCTTGTGACAATTGCCACGCATACTATCGGGCTTCCATCAATCAAGCTCGGGCCGCTGTAAATAATGGCGCTCTGTGGCTTCTTGGTGCGTTTTGGGGTGGTGCTGGTGGTCATGCTGTCGGCTTCTGGTTTGGTTTGTTGGGCTGCTAATTGGTCGGCTTTTACGGCGGCTTTATATCGGGCGTTGGTAGCGTCCCAAGCTGCCCTAAATGCTGCGTTTTGTTCTGGTGTGTTGTGCATGTTAGCCCCTGTTTAAATTGTCCAGATTTCCACGTTGTCGCTCTGGCGTTTTTCGTCCTGTGTGAATGCTGCCTCTAATAAGGCGCTCAGGGCGTGAAAATCGGCGTTTTGCTGGTTCTCGCATGCCTGATATATCCAGCATCGGGCGAGGCGGTAAACCTGCGCGGGGTCGGTGATGGTCACGGCTTGGGCCTTGCACTTGGTGCGCGGTGTCTTCTCTGCATAGCGAAAATTGACGCTTTCCACGTTAACACGCTTTAAGCTGTTGGCGAGGCTTTGGGCTAACTGGTCGCGGTCAAAATGCGAGCCTAGGCGAAGGCGTCCAGCTGCGAAGCTGGCGATTGTGAAGGTGTGAAGGTCTGACACGATAAAAGCTGACATTTTAGGCCCCTTTGTGGCTGTTGTTTGTCGGTTGGTAGGCTAACCCCTAGGCGGTAAAGCTTCGGGGCCTTGCTTGGCGTTTTATGCCTTGCGGTTGATAGTGTAAGAGAATTCGGCCCCGCGCTCTCGCATGTCGTGGAATTCTTGCCGCGCCTGTTGCTCTGTTGCATACGTGCGGTTCATGCTGGCGCGGTTGTCGCGGCTGTCGGTGAAAATGCCCCGCGCTGTTGCGCTGCCGTTTTCGTGGATGGTCAAGGTGATGCGGTCCATGTCGTGCCCCTTATTTGCTGCCGTTAATCTTGGCGAACTTGCGGAGGGGAGAATTAGACAATGCCATTTTGGTGTCGAACTTTCCATTTTTAACCCAGTTGATAACCTGCGCCCCTTGCTCTGTCTTGCCTAAGTACTGGCCCCGCGCCCCTGTATCGGTCTGCACCCATTGCCCCGCCTTCAGGTGGTCCAGCTGGTCGAACTGCGAGAAAATACGCGTTTTGGTAAAGTGTCCAGCGTTGGCGCGTGGTGCTTCGGTGGTCACGGTGGTGGCTTGGTTTGCGTTTGTCATGGTGGTCTATCCTGTTTGACGTTATCGGGAAAATTCCCGCCTATGCTCTCAGGGGCTAACCTGTAGGGCATAAGCTGGTATTCTATACGATAAAATCAGGGTTTGCGGTAAGTTTGAGGGCTTCGGCTGTCTTTATCATGTCGGCCTTGTTGGCGGTGGTTCTGGTGGCTCTAATCAAGGCGCTTAGGCTTCGGGCGGCGGTGTCGTGGTGGCCCATTTGGTGAAATAGTTTGATTTTAGTCAGTTCTTTGGCTTCTGATTTGGTCATGGTGTTGGCCCTTGTTTACTTGGTGAGACAATCAAAGTATGCCAACGCGCCCACGCATAAGGCGGCGGCTATACATAAGGCGGCGAGATAATCGGCGGCGGTTTGCTTGGTTTTCATGGTTCAGGCTTTCGGTTGTTGGTGCTGAAATTATACCCGAAATTATGGGCGGTTTGCGAGGTCCAGAATAAACCCCACAAAAAGTAGGACAATTGCGAGGCTGGCGAGATATGCGGAAAATTCGGACATTTGGAAACCCTGTTTTGTTGCTGTTGTTGATAGTGTAACCGATAATTTGACGTTATCGGCTACCCTGTAAAATTTATTTTGTCTTCTTGTTGTTGATAATGTCGAACATGGCAAAACGAACTTGATTGTATTGTACGCCGTATTTGTCGGCGGCTTCTTGCACTGCGTAGTGCGTCATTTTATCGCTGTTGGCGGCTTCGCGTCCTGCCTGTTGTACCGCTTGCATGTATGCGCTGTTCTTGATTTGGTCCTGTGTCATTCTCTGCCCCTGTTGCTGTTGCTGGTTTATTCCAGTGCCTCCAGTATATGCGAAAAACCCCGCTATCGGCGGGGATGTGATTAATATTTTTAATCGGGTCTATAGTCAAAACCTATGATGGCCAGAATGTTAACTTTTGTTTCCTGAATGGTTGCCCCTGAATACCTTTGTTTCCAATACGTCAAAAAGTTATCCACAGTTTATTAGTCTTATATAAGAGTTCAAATTGTGGATAAGTACCACTAGTGCTGTGGATAACTTCGGCTGGTGTGGTAGTGGCTTGGCATGGCTTCGGGGCCTTGTGGGGCGTTTAAATCGGTCCTGTGTAAAGTTGGCTGGCACGTTTCTTGCCCTTGCCCCTGCTGGCATGCTTCCTGCTATTAGCAAAAACCGCGCCACGTAATAACCCCTGATGCTGGTCGGGTATTATTGGCATGATATTTGCTTGCATCCAGCTGGCACAATTCTTGCTTGGTTTTCTGGTTGGCATGCTTCTTGCTATTAGCAAAGTCCGTGCCATATCAAATCGAGAAGCTTATGATTCTGATAAATCTTCGCATTTTGCGAAGCATCGCCCCGCGAGGGAAAATGCCAGTTGTTTTTGTTCACCAAAGGGGGCGTAGGTTTTTGGGTACTTTTTAGATTTCAAACCTATCGCGGATTTTTAAACCCTTCGCGGCTTTTCAGTCCAGTAGAACCCAAGTAGGTTTTTGGATTTTATTTACTACCCTCTTCTGTCCAGCGTTTACCACACACTAAGCAACGCATATTGCTATAGAACTCTGGAGGATGTGAATCGATGCGCTTATGTTCGATATTAACGTGCCTATGCTCACAGTCCTCACGCCATTCTGCAATTACCTTATTAGCTTCAAGAATACGCTGTTGCTCTATACGGATAATATAGCGAGTTATTAATTCTTGTTCAGTATATTCTACCAGATTTTCACTCATGATTTGCTACCTTCTTTCGGTTGATATAACCCACATAGGTTTTTGAGAACTCCAATGGGTGTTGGTTTACCCCAATTCTTACTACACTCTTGCCACATCCACTTAGTACCATTGGCAGTAACTGCACCGATACCTTGTGTATGAAACTTACAGCTTTGACAATTCTTTTCCATTATGGAAGTACAGCCATAGCAAAGGCCAGAAAGTTCAAAACTAGCGACAATGCATTCAACCAGAATAACAGACGATTATCTTGCAATTCTACCATGAAATGCACAGCTACGAGGCAACAGAATAAATTGATTAGATACATAATAACTCCTTTAGGATATCTTTCACAAGTTTAACACAGATTAGAACAGCGTAGGTTATAGTAACCATGCTAATTGGTAGGATATACATCCAAAACTCGGGTGTATTTTGCATCAGTTAGTCACCTCAAAAGATTTATCCCATGCACCAATATTGATATTCATATAGTAAGCACAATGAAAGTAATCAGATTGAATGTCTGACTTATCCCAATGGTCAACAGCCATGATAGCCTTGACTTTCTCCAGATACTCCAACGCACGACCCGTGTAAGCTGTATCAAGCCAGTAGTGATTGACTTGGATATAGCCTGTGCGCTTAACATACTTAGCTACTTCTTCGTAATCACGCATGACGTTAGCAGCGCCTACAGTCTCAATGTAGTTACCGATAAGGTCAATCTTACCAGAGCTAATACGGACATTCAAGCTAGAAGAATTAGTACCTGATACGCTGGTCTTCATGCCGTACTCTTTGTTCAGTACTTTCAAAGCTTCACGAACCTTAGTAACTGTCTCTTTTTGAACCCAAGCCATTTGTAACTCCTAGTGTGTTTCAGTGCAGTAAGTATATCACAGATTTTCGGTTATACGAGAACTTCTTCAACTTCAATGTCAAATTCTGGAATGTCGTAGATACCACGGTACTCTGCCTTACGCGCTGCAATGTAATCCTTAGCGGATTGCATGGTAGAGAATGTACGGTCAATTTGCCAGTGAGAAGCACCATCATAAATCGATTCAATCTTCACGATAAAAACTTGCATATCAACTCCTTGTTAAGTTGATGCAAGTATATCACAGATTTTTGGAGCTGTAAATACTTGACTACTTCCTATGGTTATTATCATTCACGTACCGAACAATACCACCGAACATTAGCATCAAGCCAAAGAATCCCCAACCTACTGCAGCGCCAGCTGCGGAGCCAAAAGCAATTGAAAAGATAATAACGCCTGTCCAAAATGTATCGTTCATGCTTTTACTCCAAAATGTTGTTTAATCGTTTCCTCAACTGGCACAAACCAAGTGTCACTATACTCTGCCTTACCAGCAATAGACGCACATTCCCTAACAATCAACTCGGCGAACTTTTGCACAATGTCTTCACCTGACAATATCAATTTGCCATCGTGCTCATGGGATAGTGATACATATCCACCAGCCTGTTCAGCAAGTTCTTTAATTCGTCCGTTTGTTTTTCCGCAAACGCATTTATAGTATGCTTGAGCGCATCCATCGCAATAGTGTCCCGAACTCATTAGATAGCCTCCAACATATGTAAATCTTGAGTAAGAACCTCACACCAGATATGCTCTGGTGCTTCTGCCAGTGCAAACTGATGCCAGCTACCGAATCTACCTAGATAAACTAGTTGCTGTACTTCATGCTTCCATTTGTATAGTCCATCGATTTTCATCTTCATATCAATCCTTGGTTACAGGTAATTCAAATTCTGATTCTGGAATAACTACGTTCGGCGCACATTTAGGACAACCTACAGTGTTTGAACCGTATTTATATTCCTTCTTGCATTGAACACACTTATTCACCTTTGCAGCTGGTCCACAGCCTTGACAATTGTGTGGATTACAGCCATTACACCAATTAGGGTTAGCAGTCATGTCTTACTCCTTAATGCCGTGGGCGGCTTCGATAGCTCGGGCAAATACAAGCCAAAAGAAACCAGCACTTTCAAACTTGGCATCGCACCATAGCTTCCACACAACTGCTCTTGTCAGCGGCTTGCGCTGTGGTGAGGTGAGGTAGCCAAGAGGGGTTGCTTTATACCCCTTGGTAGAAAGCTCTGGCGCATTCTTTTTAAAGGAAAGCACTTTTAGCTCTGGCTTTTTTCTGCACTCGTGGAGAAACGCCACAGGCTCGTTCATCCAAGTGCTGTGTGTGTCGCACTCAAATTGTGGGCAATCACCGCCGCACCATGTGCATCCACCTTTCTGCGGCTCCTGCTCTGGCTCTTTTGGTTGTGATGCTGTTAGATGAAGACCGTTTACTGCTTCAATCGCAGCTGACCAGACTGTACGAGGGTCTGGATTACCAGTGTAAGGGCACCAATCATCGAACATCTGCTGTTCCATTAAAGGTGTAATAAGTAATTCATTCATATCAATCCTTTGAACGTGGAAAGAACACTGCTACACATGCCTCTTTACGTGGAATGTTTTCTTCGCATTCTGCCTTAGATTTACGTGCATGGTCAATCCATTTAGGTTCACACGCAGATTGAATAGCCATTGCAACGAGTGCAGAGACTAGGCACATACTAAATATAAGTGTATCATGTTTCATTTAAAAACCCTCCTGAGCAATCATTACATGCTGTTCTTCAATTAAGAAAGTACTCCCAATATTACGAAGCTCTTCTCTGCGTGTAGCTACACCATCAATTACATCAGCTCCACCGATAAACGTAGGAGAATCTGTAATGATACTATGCTGAACCTTACCACCGTATTTTACACGGCTATCCTGCACAATGCCAGTTACCCAAGCACAGTCGAGATATTTGGCGATAATCCACTGACCAGTACGGTCAAAGTTAGAACCTTCATTAAACTTGCACTTAGGAGCCTCTACGAGCATATTAGTCTTTCAATCAGTTGTTGTAGTGGTGAGTATAGCACACTTCTTCTGGATGTTCAATAACCGACAAAACAAATCGGGTTTCCATACCTAAGATATTAGCATATGCTACAGCTTTCTGTGTAGCCTCTTGGCTATTCTCTGCACAGATTAGCAAAGGTTTCTTCTCGAAGATACCGATAGAATCGAAATTACGTACTTCCATCGTGACTTTGAATGTAGTTTGTTTAGACATGTTTAACCTCTTGCTCGAATTAATTTAGCTACTCGTGTGCCATAGATATTTACACCTGTTGGGGTATGGGTATCACAAATTGTTTGCTGTGCTAACTTTGCACATTCTTCTCGTTCTTTAGCTGTACCGTAAGCAGCACCACCAGCGAAAGCGGCATTGAGGGCCAGTTGATAGTCTTCTACACTAGCAGGTAAGCCAGTGGCAATAATTTTCATAGTTTGCATTATCTTGTCCTTTCAATTAGTTTCATTCCGTAGTTGTCGATTGTATCAGAGATTTCTAGACTTTCGCGTTTAATCAACAGATTATTTTTGAATGGCCTGTAATCAACATGATGATGCCAACGGTTGAACTTCCATACCAGCTCGGTTACATCTGGATGTAAGTCCACCAGCATCTGTGATTTGTTCTTAGTGCCTTCGTGACGATAGAACTCTTCGGTATTTCCTCCACGCATGCGCTGCGTAGTTACCTTACCCTGCAAGAATGCATTGAATTGAATTGTACACCATCCATCCTTCAATATCCGTAGGGATAAGTCCGTATCTTCATTGTAGCGTCCACGCCAGTAATACGGTGCAGAATTTTCAATCAAGAGACAAGAGTAGATACGGGTATTTGCAATAAAAGGTGGTACTTTATCTGTAGCTTTCGCAAACGAGTAGTAGTTAAAACCAGCTAACGGAACATTGGTATAACGGTCAACAAAATCCTCGGCTGCTTTAAAACATGAGCCAGTTTCTACCACAACTTTCATGTTATGGTTTAGGCGATGGAAAGCATCTAGGTTATCGTCCATAACCCAATGACGTTTAGCCCCTAGGTGCTTTGCATGCCACCAGCAGAAGTTCCGCGCTGCTCCCGGTCCCTTACTCAGCGTATTACCCAAGTCATCACACGTATCGTATTCGTCCAACCAGCTCTGCGGTAATACGAGGATTTTAGAGGGGTCAATTACCTTGGAGTACTCTAGGTATTCCTGCTCTTCAACAACGATGCTGTAGGGCACTTGCATGCGTTCTAGCGCCTTGCTAGTCAACCGAGTATGTGCCCTTCCCTTAGATACAATGTAAATAGGATATTTAGGATTCATCTACGTACCTTTTATTCGCGTTGATACCTCGCTCTAAGAACGGATGCCACATGCTTTTGGTTTTAGCTGTAAGCTTTTGACCGACTAGGTTAGCAAACTCGTCTAAGTCTTCTTGATTGCGAAAGCGAATGATAATCTTAGCATAGGGTTCTTGCTTGTCTTGTACGAACTCAGGCATACCTTTCCATTCGGTTTCTGCTAGTTCATGGCTCATTTAATCTCCTTTAATTCAGGGAAAGCTGTTAGTAATAACTTGACAATCTCTTGTGCTAAGTTAATATCAATATCAATCGAGGTTTGACTATCAGAATGCCAATGGTCGCTTGAATGCTCTACGTACTCAAGGCAAACATCCTTATGGTTTTCATTCCACTGATAGAACTCTAGAGTACAAGAACTACTTAGGTGAACTCTCTTGTCTGGCATTAATCTAGTCCTGTGTGCTTAATGATAGCTTCTAATGGGTCTTCACCAGCATCAATTGCTTTTAAAGCGACAGATACTAACTCAGGTGGATATCCAGCCAAACCGAACTTGCACTCTAGAATAAATGCAGCATCTGAATTACCTGCAAGAAGATGAGCAAAGTATTTATCAGCTAGTTTCATTATCAACTCCTTTGATTTTTTCAGTCAAGAAACCCATAGCAGAATCCCACCAAATTTCTCCTGAATTTGCATTATCCTCGCAGATTTTAAGGCAGCGTTGGCGTTCAGCCATAATACCAGCATTGTAATGCGAGGATTTGATTACCTCAAGTATATGCAACAACTTAGCAGCATCTTCATTCAGCAAGGTAATTCCTAGCATAGAAGCTACTTTTAGAATTGGTGGGATACCTTCATTTTGTTGCATTATAGACCCCTATAGTTGCGAACCTGAGAAGGGAAGCGTTGATAGCTACGGATGGGACTAACATCGCCTACATTCTTGTAGAGGTAGTCAGGCTTCTTATTGTACTTGGCTTCGTAGGCTTTTGAGAACAAATACATATCATAGTCTTCTTCGAGATACGTAGTCTGACCTTTGACGTAGCTGTACAAAGTAATATCGTTAAAGATACCTAAGTCGTGCAACTCTGCAGTCTTAACTGCCAACCAACCGTGACCTGCATCTGCGTAGAACTTGTAAACCTTTGACATTTTAAACTCCTGTGTGTTTGTCGATGCAAGAAGTATAACAGAAAAATCCCTGCATGGCGTTAACCATACAGGGAAGTCAAGTATTATTTAGTTCTGGCACTAAGCATCATATCAGCATGTTCATAAGCACGAATATGCAAACGAACCCAACCATCAGAATCAGTGATGCGTGAAACATCACCGTGGATATTTAGCAAAGCAGTCATAGCTTCGATAGCAATGTAGTCTCGTAGCGTCATACCGCTAGAACCAAACTCTTTGTTGACTGCTAGGCGGTCAATTGGAAAGGCAGGTCCACCTGTTTCTTCATCTTGTGTCATGGTTCCATTGGCTCCTTCTTAATACTTGCACCACAGTCGTCACAATAGCTATAACGCCAATGAATCTGCGTGTACATTGGACCGCCACATACCTTGCAGTCAGCATCTTCATCTTCATCATCTAGTGAATCTGGACGAGAGTTACCTAGGATGGTAGCTAAGTTGTTGGTATAGTCTTCTTGACTAACACCGAATGGACGGGGCTTTGCCCCTTTACCTGCGTCATGTGCCATTTAATTCTCCCAAATTACGCCTAATGGTTCATCAGGCACTAAATTTTTAATGTAGTTATCTCGATAGCGTTCAATGCAACCTAAGTCAGTACTCCATACCTGCATAAACCAGAGGTATAGAAAACCACGAACTTGAAACTCATACGTAGGAGCATAACCTGAAATCTGTTTCTTTAAGATGCGGCATTTAGTCATTACATACCTTTCGATTTAAAGTAGAAGTGCATATCATTCAACCAATTTTGGCGAGTATACTGCAACATTTCACCATTATTATTCTTCAAATCTTCCGCTAATTGTTCTGGTGTGATATAACCATTACCAGTTAACCAGCTACTTAGTGAAAATCTATCGTCAAGTAAAGTCTTGATATGATTATGTAGTAAATCTTTTGTTTCTACATCAATCTTACCCTTACGATATAACTCTTGAATATTATCACAAATGTATGGTGACTCATCACTATCAATATCGTAATCCTCAACGGTAGTAGGCAACATAGACTTCACACGCAACAAAGCTTGACTAGGTTTTAATGGCATATTATTCTCCAAAGTTAATACGTTTATAGACAGCAACAACACGCTTACGAGCGTTGTTATTAAAGGTATCGATAACCTTACCGTTAACGACTGCAACAGCATGACCTGTTACGTTGATGATGTACTCACCATATGGCGGCAGTGATTCTACCAGCTTACCAAAGGTGATACCGTCCTGCCACTTACGAGCATGTTCAGTACCAGTGTGACGAGCAGCAAAACGAGCGCGTTTACCATCACCGTGTAAACTAACCAAACGAAAACCACACTCTTCATAGGCTGCATGCAGTGTTTTGAATGTAGCACCACAGCGGTCTTTACGACCATGCTTCTTGAGAACACGGTGAGCTACATCATACGGTACATCAGCTGCATTAGCCAAAGCACGTACTGTGCAGTCACTTGATTCAGCGGTAGAGGTAACACCACGGTCAACGGAAAGAACTGTTTTCATATCAACTCCTTGTTAAGATGAAGAGAGTATAGCATAGATTTTTAGACCTATGCTAATAACCCTACAACTTAGTAAAGATTCTCTGAGAACAAACGTCCTTTACCATCCAAGGTTGTATCACCACCTACTCGGCGATAGATTTGACCATTGGTTTCAGCGATAACCCATGCATCTTCTCTATCATAGAAATTGCCAAACTGGTCAATGAAACCTTGTACTTCGTATTCAATAGCATAATCATAAGGATTCATATTATCAAAGCTATTATGCATGGTTTTATCCCAATGCCTTGGACCAACTAATAGAATAGTTGTTGCATTGGTTAAAGTTACGCGATTAGCTGCACAGATAATGCGAGAATTAAGCATTAGATAAACTCCGATTGAATGTCAGTATCTTCCATACGAACAGCTGCAGTATTTGAATAGTCGTGTTTATCATCCAGTTTATTCGCATCATAGAACTCTACCGCACGACCGATACCTTCGATAAAGTACTCTGTACCAAATCTGGCTACATTTTCTGCAAGATAAAGAATGATATCATCTAATGAATCGACCTTATGAAAAGTCTCACTAAATTCTTTGATTTCATTTGCAACAAACTCAGGGTCATCATAGGCAGGATGCAACCGAATTTCAATATCTTTTTCAATAGTCACTCGGACCTTACGTTTAATCATTAGATTTTACCTTTCTTGTCTGCATAAAAACGATGTTTACCAATCTCAGCTACTACTTGCTTTTTCTTAGTCCACTTGTTACTGACCTTTTTGGTAGTATACCACATCACAGAGGATGGCAAGGTAGCTTTAAAACGGTCATTAACCATGCTTTCAGCAAGAACCAATATCTCGCCATAGACTTTACCTTCGTAAGGCGGTACAAGGGCTTCTAGCTGTTCACCAAAGGGTTTATCCAATAATGTATAGCTGAACTGTTTGTACTGGTTGGTAATACCACAGTAAGTAGTAGGAAAGTAAGGATGATTCTTACGATTATAGATAACCGAAGCTACAGCCTCAAGACCTAACTTACCTTCGCTACGAGCTTCATGGTATAAAGCAGCAATCAAGCAATCACGCTCTGAGTTTTTAAACTCTTGCATGACTACCTCTTGTTCGTTCTGCTTTACCATAACACCGTTAAGCTGTAAAGCTAAGAAAACTAATACAGCACCTAAAATGCAAACACACGCTGCAAAGTACAGAGAATCACTTTTGGTGGATTCATGCATAGAGCATTTCTCCACGTTTAGTTTGACGTTGTTGAGAAAAATCTTTCTTCTTGCGTTTCTTCTGGTTGCCTTGATACTCTTCGTATCCAGCATCATCAAAGCGTTTCTTCTTGCCCTTGTTGTTTTGAAGGTAAGAGGTTTGCATTTTAGGAGTCCTTTAATTAACGGTTGTTAAGACGAGCTACGTTAGCTTCGGCTTCGGTTTTCAGATAGTGCAGAGCAACATCTGTGTATTGTACGGTATCGAATGACTTCCAATATCCGTTTGTCCATTTTACAGTATAACGCATTATTTGAACCTTTCTTTATAAGCTTGTTCGATTTCTAACTTTAAAATTGTTTCAGCAATTAAAGCCTGACCATTCAGTGCCTTATACACATCATCAATTTGCACACCTGCAGCATTAGCCTCGTGAACTAGTTGCTGCAGTTTCCACTCAAACGCTTGAGCATCCATTAGGCTGCAGGAGTATCTGGAGCCTGAGCTTGCTTTGCAGCTTGCTCTTGTTTCATGCGTTCGAGATAGTTTACCACGTTTGTGTCGTAAACAACTTCAACAAATTGTTTTGTGATGCTTAGTTGTCCAAATACAACAGATACATCCAAAGAGTTTAAGCCAGCAGTAACGATTTCGTCAAGTGCTTTCTTGAACTCTGCTTCAGTGATTTTGGTCATAGTATTCCCTTTCATGGTTAAAAAATTCTCTTTCCTGAGAGTATAGCACATGTGCAATAGCTTCTCGTTCATCTTGTGCGGTTACAAAACCCAAGTCATCTTCAGAGAAGTTTGAGTATACATCAAGTTTTGTAGATTTTTTGGTTTTCTTAGTTTTATTTTTCAAGCTGTTCTAATCTCCACGCCACAAATTCTAATTCCTCTAGTCTGCCTTTAAGCTTAAAGATTGTATATTCAGCATCTTCTAGGTCTTCTTCACAAGAACGTAAAAGGTTTTGGTACTTTTCAGTTTCCCACAACTGTGATGTGAATGCAGTACTGTTATTAGCTTCAGCCTCTTCTGTACGAGCGTATAACTCTGCAGCAACTAAAGCTCCAGCTAGATAGGCTTCAACCTCAAGCTCCCTTAGTGTTTTCATCCTTACCTCCTGTAATAACTTTAGCTACAGGATAAAAGCTCTCAACTACTGAGAAATTCTCCCTGAAGACTTGGACTGCTCCACGCCTGTACATGTTCTCGACTGCAATCAGCACCCATAAGGCTTGCATAGCTCCATGAATGAAGTCAGTATCAAGCTCAACAATGCCCTCCCCTAGCGCCAGCACAAAGCATATCAGCGATAGGTGATACAGATTACGTTCTGCGTCAGCGGTATCTACTCGGTAGTTTTGAAAGTCATCAGTTTTAACTGAATCCATCATTACACCTAAGAGTAGAACCTCTACATCATCAAGCTTCTCGAAGAAGTCTCCTGCAGTCAAGTAACCACTTTCTTGTAACTCTTTACCAGCTCGGATAATAAACTCAGGTAAGTCTGTAGCAGCTACAATTTTATCTAAGTGCAGATAGTAACCCTCTGGCTTAATATTTGAGAAATCGAAACCCATTAGAACAATGCCTCAGGTACATCTGATAAATCAGGCTTAGTGGTGTAGTGGCGCTTCTGGTCTAACAAGGCTTGGCTCTCTGGAGTACGTACACCATTGTTAGTAGGGAAGGGCCACACAGCTTTATTGGTCTGCTCTGGTTTTGTCATAGTTTTCCTTTAGGAGTTGTTTCATTGTGTCGTCTAGTTTAACAGACATTCCGACAATATTGTACACCATAACTGGAGGTCTACCATCTAAAGTTACAAACCTTGGCTTAAAAAGTTTTCGGCTTAACGTACCAATACCACTCAGCTTTACGCTTTTACCCTTAGAAACAGCTTCTTGGATGTGAGCAATAGCATGTGATAGAACATCCTCCACCTCGTACACATGGTATTTGGAAGAGGATGCAACCATACGTATTAATTCCTTAGTACTTAATGGTTTTTCTTTTTTCATAGTGCTTTGACGTTGTTAGGAATTAACTGACGGAATTGAATCCAACCATGAAAATTACCGCTGTGTGGGACATTATTCTTGTCGATATGGGTTACACCTTCAATATCTAAATAATCACCTGCGAAACTCTCATAAGGAATCGGTGTAGCGATATGCTCAACTGGTGAAGCATGCACTGGCACTGAGTTAATTAATCGGTCAAATACCATAGAAGCTTTCTCTAGGCTACCATCATTCTTACGATAGCTAACCTGAGCGCAACAGCTGGCACTAATCATTCGCGCTTCTTCTACAGTAATGTAGTTATCAAGTTCATCTAAATAGATACGACCTTGATAGGGACTTACCAATGTTTTAACGTAAGGTACATGCCATTCGTTATTAACTAGTAATTCTGGTGCGCTTGCATCATAAGCAATAGCCATAACTGCAGCTAATTCTGCAATCTCTGGTTGTGCATCCACATGGTCACGCAACCAAAACCAGTTATTCCATTGAGTAGCAGTGACGATTGTTTTAATGAGTTGGAATGGTTCCAATACACGGTTGACAATCTGCTTATGCAGTCCTGCCTTCTGTAATAGTCGTGCGTTAGCTACGGCACTATCACGAGCATTAAGCCATAATAACTTAGCTAGTTCTTTACCTACGACTTCTTCTTTGGCTTGCATACCTGCTTGGTTAGCACCCCAATGCACAGGCATAGCTGGAGTTGCTTCGACTAGCTCAATAACCTTATCGATTGGAATAGCACGAGAACTTGCAGCATTGCGGCTGAATACTCGGTGGGTCATTAACTCACCGTGAATAAATCGTGGGTATACCAATTCGAAAGTTGTAATACGTGCATCGAAAGTTGGGTTAAAACTGTCGGCAATAATTTTAGCTGAAATCAAGCTGTTTCCTTTCGTAAAATTCTATTCATAGGGTACTTCACTAATGTTACTGACCCTCCCTTAAGCTTAACAGCATCTGCAAAGCCTTGTAGCATACCTAGAATGCGTTTACTATCACCTCCAGCTAGTCCCATACCAATGTAGGGAAAACCGAAGTCACGGTGACCGTGGTCTTTAACCAAACGGTCTAGGACTTTTTGGAATGCTTCGTACTCGAAGTAATCACCAGTACCATCGTAGCCTTTAGCAAAATCATACTGAGTGTATGCATTGATAACGGTGATAGGGCCATACATAATACTGTATGTACCGAGTTTAGCACGGTCACCATAGAAAGTCAAGCAATCGGCTGCATAAGCTGCAGGAAATTCTTTCTTAATTTGTTTAGCGATACCTTTACCCATAGTGCAAAAACAATTGCAACCTTGAACGATATAGTTGAAATGCCCTGCACGAGCTAATTCAATCAAATCACCTTCTAAATGTTTCATATATTCTCCTTAAAATACAAATCTGTCATCATAGTCTTCATCATGGTATAGTTTCTTTAGATTTATTTCATCTAGCGCATCTAGGTCTAATAAATCAGCTAAAGAATTTTCTTCAATTACAAAACCTTCCTGCTCTTCAGCCCACTGAAGTACAGCATTGTAGTCGAATGTAGCCTTATCCCAAGGCACATGTACAATCTTTTCAAACTCTCGATGATTCCATGAGTTAACCAATACAGGATTATCTTTAGAATAATAAGCTTCTTCTCGTTGGTCATTTAATACCCACCACCATGCACCATTGACTACCCAACCAGCTACCAGCTTATTGTCCTTGATTACAACATGTTCAAGATACAGGTTCTGCGGGAAAATGCATAGGTACATATTAACCTTTCAAAGCTTCTAAAAATACTCGGCGTTGTTGGTCATTGAAACTTAACCAATCTTCTTTGGTATAGGTTTGTACAATAACTCTAGGTACATCGTACCACATATCTGGTAATGTATTTGCAATCTGAAAGCCATTATCATACATAGCACTTACATTCTTAGCTGACATACGCATTAGTTTCTTCTTACCAACATAGTAAGGTGTCTTTAACTTGCATGGTGCGGTTTTCTCTGCACAATCTGCACGATAAACCATAAAGCCTTCACCTCGGTCTGTTTCAGCCAATGCAATAGCTTCTGCTAAAGTCATAAGACCAGCACGACCTGATGGATGGAACTTACCACTAGCTTTTTCACGGATACCTAACAAGTGTAAACCCATACGTTCTTCAACAATATGAGGGTCTTGCGGTACTACGACTTCAAATAGCACAGTAGCGTCCTTGTCAATAATCATGTCATATAGTGCATAATCTTTGACAATTAACTCCTTAGCCCACTGAGCATATTCAGAAGTAGTTGAGCCAGTAGTTGATACCACTAATTCACCATTGTGCAACGTAGCACATGCCATGTAGCCATTGACTTTCTTATACACTTCTACTCGTGTATCTAAATCTGTAGCGGCCCACCATAGGTCATTCTCTTTATAATTGAAAGACTTGCGTGGTGCTGCTTGTACTAACTCTTTAGTTGCTGAATCATAGACATGCCCACGACATTCGTGAAGGTCATATTCATTGAACCACAGATATTCGTACATAGCTCGGCGGTGGTATTTAAACGTAGTGAATTTACCGTCATTCTTCATGATAGCTAACCCACGGTTCACTAAGTTCATTTGTTGGTCAAAGCTTAACACTAAAACGCTCCTTCATCTGTTTAAGTTTCTCTTCTGGTACACCGTGGATGTTAACACCATCATGGCGATTTTCAACAATCACACTGATAAGATGTGCATTGCATTCTTCGGCAATGTGACGATACACCAGAACTTCAAACTCTGTTGTAGACGTATTAGCTACAGCCACAGACTTGCCTTGCTGTAAGCAAAATCTTGTGTTCTCTTGGCATGCGTTATGTGCAGCCCTCAAACCTGAAGGCTCGAACTTATACTCACCATCAGTATAAAACCAATCGTCAGCTTCAAATACTCGCTCTACAACACCAGCTTCCCATAGGCGTTGAGCAAACGTACTTTTACCAGCGCCACTTACGCCACGGATTAGATATAGTATTGGTTTCATTTCTTACCTTTCAGTTTTAAGTATTCATCGTCATCTAAATCGCGTACACCACCACAAGGTTTGTTGATAGCCTTTTCGGTTACACGATTACCTAGACGTATTAAACCACACTTTCCGCAGTAAATGAACATACCCTTAGCATTTAGTGTACGATTAAAGTTATGACCTTGGCTCATTTAACCCTCTTCATGTTATGTGTAATACATAGTGCAATACTTTTGATAGCAGGTTTACCTTTAGCACAACACCAGTTATCATAACGCTTTTGAGCTTCCGTCAAGTTCTTTTTATTCTTATGGCTTACGAATGATAGACAATCTTTACAATGTTTAGGTTTCATCCAAACTCCTTTTGCATTTCATAGTTCCATCCACCTTCATCCCATGTTTTGAACGTAGCCTTTGCATGTGAAATAGCAGCTTTTGACAGTACCTTAGATGTACCAGAGAACCATTCCTCTTCAAATGCACAAGACATAGAGGCTAAGTCGTGCTCGTGTATTAGGTTATAGTAGCAGTAGGGTAACACGTTATTCCAGCTCATACTGGAACCTCCACAAGTTGAAAAATCTTGTACTCCTTACGTTCGCTTTTCTTTTTATCTTCTTGCTGGCGTTGTACGTACTTTAGAAACCCTTGTGCGTCTTCCATTGTACCGTAAAAGTGTTCACTGCCGTAAGCGTAGCAACCTACTGAGCCGCTATCACCCTCCCAATAGAACCCTACAGCGTAATTAAACTTTTTAGTTGGTTTCTTTTTAGTCATTTATCTACTCCGAAATATTTACTGATAGTTTCACTTGCAGTTCTAATTCCAGAGTTATAACCCATGTCCCAATCATCCCAACTACCATCTTTGTCGCTTTGTTTAGAGATTTGTGTCATACACTGACGAATAATTAAACTGGCAAATTTCTCAATGTCAGTTAGATTACATACAGCCGCATGACCATCGTAGCCATCATACTCATATAAGACACTGATGCCAGCTTCCTTCGCTAAAGCTTGTAATTTTTTGTTCATAACCCTACCTGCCTTCCAAATAGGCAATAAATATCAAAGTACCGCTTAGGAGGATTTTCAATGAAGTATGGATTAACACGGAACGTAATTTCCCAATCTCTACTTAATTGAAAATGCCTTGTGCCAAAGCGAATATTAAACCATAGATTACTCATTTTACACTCCAATGGATTAGTCCAATCAAGTATATCATAGCCGAAGCCATCTCTACGATGATTAGAGGTTTGTCTTTAGCAATAAAGCCAGCGATGCACCAAAGTGTACCACCGATTGCACTGAAGACCAAGTTTAACGGAAAAATGTTGAACGCAGTTAATACCATACCAATTAGGTAGGTTATTGTGCCTAGCCATTTAATCATAATTGTGTCTCGCTGTACTGTTGAATGCGTACACCAGAGCCTTCAAGCAGCGCTAGTCCAGATGCATCACGATAAGGTGTCTTATAGACTAGTCGCCTTACGCCAGCTTGAACCATCATAGCACTGCACTGAATACACGGTGCAAGGGTAACGTACACTGTTGAATCAATGCAGCTTACACCTTCACGAGCAGCTTTTAAGATGCAGTTTAATTCAGCGTGAATTACTTCTGGTTTTGTGACTAGTATTGACTCATGTGGAAACGGTTGTGGTTCTAATGCCTCACAGCGATTATCACGACCTCTAGCAGTGCCATTATAACCAGTGAGGGTTACCCCATGACCAGTGACTAAAACGGCCCCTACCTGTGCTCTCTTCGCTTTAGATAGCATTGCATGAGTTAATGCAGTCTGCATGTACACACTGTCAAGTTCTTTTTGATTAGCCATAGTAAACTTCCACAATCTCATTAGGTTTTTTATTATTAGGTGCTTCCATTTGTTTAACCTCTAAGGCTTTGTCAAAAGTGCTTACCTTGCAGTGGTCAATGTGACCGATATCCCACCACATAATACTTTCAAAGAAGCCTCCAAGCCATGCGCTTCTATCCTTGTAGACCCACAGTAAACCGCACCAACCACGCTTACGCACAGCATAATTACCATCGGCAAACTTTACGATGTGAGGTTTGAAAATATTGTACTTAAACATGATAGATACGAATAACTTCATGCTCGTTAGTATAGCGGCTATCCATTACCTTTACAGCAGCATCATAGCTATCAACATAACAATACTTGATACTATCAAGGTTCCACCATGCAATATCATTACTGTAAGTGCTTACGAAGCACTTTTTGTCCTTGTACTCCCAACCCCAAAAGCAGCGTTTGCGTACAGCAAACTTACCATTAGCGTGTTCCACAATGTGTGGCTTAAACGGATTATAAAATTTCATATTCTTTAACTCCTTCTTCAGTTGTATAACGCACAAGCTTAACACCAAAACCTTTCAGCATAGCTTGACAAGTTGGGCACGGTTTAGCGATAGCCATATCACCGTTGTCGTGGAAACGCTGCACTAGGATGCTATGGATATCTTTACGTCCAGATTGTAGCACAGCGTTTAGCTCTGCATGTTGATAAATCTTTTCATCGGACTCTCCAGCTTTAACTGCAAAGTGCTGCATCAAAGGATGTGACTTGTTGTAGTTATTTGCACCAGTGCCAAGTACCTTACCTTTACGGTCAAAGCACGTAGCAACAATAGTGTAGCGTTTCCTAACAGACATTAATGAGCCTTCTTGAGTTTACGTTGGATAGATGATAGCATCTTTGTTTGACGTTTAAGTTTACGTGACATGTCTTTCATGTTGTTCATCATTTCGAAGTTACCTTGCGTCATTGGGTCATCTGGATTAGCGCGGGTCCACTCCAAATCAATATTACGTTTGAGAAACATCTTCATTTCCTCGATACCGTTTAATGTGTTGCGGTTCAACCACACCATGAAATCAATCTCTTCACGAGTAAGTGTTTCAATGTTGTGTAAGATAACAGTGCTGCGAGGTTCGAAGTTGACTACTTCACCACCGAACAATGCGGCCTTAAGTCCACCTTTACCTGTCATAGTCTTCTCGCACTGTTTCCAAACGATTTCAGCTAGGCTGCGCTCTTCTTCGCCAAGACCCATACGGTTAGCCAAGATTTCGAATTCTGGTTGCATTTAAGCTCCTTTAAGTTGTTGAAGCCTCGACTATAGCACAGCTTTTTCATCTTTGCAACAAATATTTATAACATTTTTCATGCACCTAACAAAATCTATGTTACACTGCGGTTTTCAATGTTAAAGGAGAAATCTATGAATGACCCATACAATCAGCTTTCTGTAGCGTCAGGTGTTACAGATGGTAGCCAAAATAAACCAGAGGTTTACTATCTAGGTGAACCTCACTTTTGGATTTGGCACAATGGTATTGATGAAGTTGCTAGTCTCAATTTTATCTTTAACCACCCTCGTCTTGGCACATGTCACAATGTACGTACTAGCACTGTACTTCATAAGTTCGAAGGTGGTTTTGAAACCCGTAACACTATCTACAAGCAAGCAACCGTAGAGATTATGGGGATGTTCCAACCTACTTTTGGAGTAGATAGCCTTGATTAAGATACTTCTAGCCTTCATGATTACAATGCTTGCTGTAGGTATGTTCATTCGTTGGGCAGCTACTTCAAGTATCAACGACAAAATTAAATTTATGAAAATTTTTATTAGTGTCGTAGGTTGTGGTATCATTGCTGCAGTCATCCTGACTAGCATCGTTATTTTGTTCTAACTAAAGGAGTTTACATGAACTATATTATTGGCTTTATCTTGGCGTTCTTCATTACAGTTATGGGTGCTGGCTGCACTCGTATTGAAACTGGAGAAGTTGGTGTGCGTATAAACGCATCTAAACAAATTGAGGGTAATGAACTACCTGCTGGTGGTTTATATCAAACAGTCATTGGTTCTATCTTGACTTTCCCTGTCAAAGATATTGTCGTAGCTATTGATAATAAAACACCAATGACTTCTGATAATAGTCCTTTGCAGGATTTTGATATCACAGTGGTCTATGCTGTTAACCCTACAGCTGTTGCTGAATTGTATTCAACTAAGTCTAAGAGCTTTCATATTGAGTATAAAGGTGATACGTATTTGATGCAAAACTACATGACTACAATCGTTAATAACGCAGCATATAAGGTTGTTCGTAACTATAAGTCGCTAGAAGCTGCAGATAACCGTAAAAAGATGGAAGATGAAATCTTAGCAGTAGTCTCTGAAACATTGAAGGCTGAAAAGTTGGATACATCTATGAGTGTTACTGTTGTGCAAATTCGTAGTATTCTACCCAATGCTGATATCTTAAAGTCTGCAACTGAATATGTTCGCGCTCAAAATGAACTTAAGATTAAGCAAACTGAAGTGGAAATCGCTAAGAAAGAATCAGAGCGTATGGCTGCTTTGTCCTCTAACTCTGGTCAATCTATTGCTTACATGAATGCTCAAGCTCAAATGAAGATTGCCGAAGGTATCCGCGAAGGTAAAGTTAACACCATCGTTGTACCTATGGACTTCAAAGGTATCGTGAACACAAAATAATTTCAAATAAGGGCTTCGGCCCTTAACTTTGTGATATACTTCACGCATCGTAACAACTGATTAAAGGAATTTAAATGTCAGACTTCAAACCATTCGGCACAGCTGTTCAAGCTAACTTCGAAAAAATGTCCAAGGGTGAACTCTTTGTTGTAAATGACGAAGATGATGCAATTTGGTCAAACTATCTTGCTTCTTTTCCAGAGGGTTCTAACCCTACATACAAAGAACGCACAGAGCATGATTGTTCATGCTGCAAGAACTTTATCCGTAACCTAGGTAAGACCGTATCTATCGAAGGTGGTAAGGTTAAAACAGTTTGGGAAGCCAAAGGTTTGGAGTACCCTTACGATGTAGTAGCTGCAAGCATGGATGCCTTTGTTAAGGCCCGTAGCATTGTTGGCGTGTTCCGTACAAGTGAACGCTCTTACGGTGCAGCCTCAACTGTTCAAATGCTTGCTGACGGTTCTACTAAGCGTTGGAATCACTTTCACGGTAAAGTAGCTGACATGCACTTCACCAAAGATGTTGGTACTGTGTTGGGTAACCTCAATACAACTGGTCAAGTGCTTAAGCGCGGCTTGGAAGAACTCACAGCTGGTGCTTTTGCTGATGTGCTGGACCTGATTGATAGCAAGTCACTGTATCGTGGCGAGGAATTCAAAGCCTCTATCAAAGCATTCCAAACCCTGCAGAAGCAATATGCTAAGTTGAAGACCGCTACCGAGCGTGAAATCTTTGTATGGTCTAACTTGAACACTCCTGCTGCTCGTTTCCGTAATACGGTTATTGGTACGTTGATTCAAGACCTCTCTTCTGGAGTAGATTTAGAGGCTGCTGTTCGTTCTTTCGAGAGCAAGGTAGCACCTACAAACTACAAGCGTCCTACTGCATTGATTACACCTCGTATGATTGCTGATGCTATGGCTACTATCAAGGAATTAGACCTTGAGGCTGCTTTACAGCGCCGCTTTGCCAAGATTTCAGACGTAAGCGTGAATAATGTACTGTGGGTAGATGGTGCAGTTCAAAACCAAATGAAAGACGGTATTGAAGGTCTGTTGTTGGGTTCTGTTGCTGTAAAGACTACCAAGACTGATAAGGCCGAGGAAATCACTATCGAAGAATTCATGCAGAATGTTGTGCCTAAGGCTACTGGTATGGAATTGTTTGTAGCTAATCCACTGCAAGCCAACTTCATGAGCTTGACTGCACCAGTGCATGAGAACTCAGGCAAACTATTCAAGTGGAATAATGATTTTGGTTGGTCCTATGATGGTAACATTACCGATTCAATCAAAGAGAAGGTTAAGAAGGCTGGCGGTAACGTCACCACCGCTAAACTTCGCATTAGCCTAGCTTGGCACAACTTCGATGATTTGGATATCCATGTATACGAGCCTAACGGTAATCGCATCTACTTCGGTAATAAAGCTAATAAGCTTGACGTAGATATGAATGCTGGTGGTGGTCGTACACGAGAGCCTGTAGAGAACGTGAGTTACACTTCAGTACCTGATGGCGTTTACCGAGTAGAAATTAACCAGTACAGCCAGCGTGAGACTACTGATGTAGGCTTTACTGTGGAAGTTGAGAACCAAGGGCGCATTGACCAGTTCTCTTACACTAAGGCAGCTAAGGGTTGTATCCCTGCGTTGAGCATTACTATGAAAGATGGTATCATTGCTGATATCAAGGTTGGTAGTGGTTTAACTGGTGGCAGCATTAGCCAAGAGAAGTGGGGTATCGCTACTGAGAAGTTTGCGAAGGTAAATACATTGATGTTAAGCCCTAATCATTGGGATGACAATCAAGTAGGTAACAAACATTGGTTCTTTGTGCTAGAATCCTGCCAGAATGATGACCCAACTCGCGGCATTTACAACGAGTTTTTGAACTCAGGTTTAGAGAAGCACCGCAAGGTGTTCGAAATTCTTGGTGATAAAACAAAATGTCAGCCAACAGATGACCAACTCAGCGGAATTGGTGTATCATCTACCCGTGGGGATAAAGTGACTGTTCGGGTTACTGGTCCTAAGATTAACAAAGTTTATAGCGTAGCTATTTAAAGGAGTTTGAATATGTTTGAAAAAGCCGTGCGTACAAAATTACGTTTTCCATCTAACCGTGGTGACCTGTCTGTTGAACAGCTGTGGGACCTACCTTTGACCTCTCGTGGTGGTTTCGACTTGGATACTGTTGCTCGTGAGATTAACCAAAGTCTCAAGGCAGCTACAGAAGACAGCTTCGTTACTGTTCGAGTTAACCCTCTGAAAGACCGTTTTGAGTTATCATTAGATATCTTGAAGCATATCATTCAGGTTAAGTTGACTGAAGTTGCTGACGCTGCTAAAGCTTCTGCTCGTAAGGCTGAGAAAAATCGTTTGGTTGAAATCTTAGACCAGAAGAAAGACCAAGATTTGTTGAGTTTGTCTGCTGAAGAGCTGCAGAAGAAAATCGCAGAACTTGAGGTTTAAACCTAGGGGCTTCGGCCCCTATTTCTACATAAAGGAATTAATATGAAAATGAAAACACTATTTGTTGCAGCCTTGGTTGCCTTGCTTACTGGTTGTGCCTCTTTGGATAAATCCATGACTTGTAATGAAGGTACTCGTGAAACTCTAGTTGCTACCAATGCAAGTTTGGTTGAGACACAGAAAGAATTAGAAGGCTACAAGGCTGGCAAGAGAATCCCGGGTCAAGAAACCACGCTATTTCCAAACCGTGAAGCATTGCTTGCAGCTCTAATTCACAACTACAATCAGCACTATGACTTACTAGTTGCCGATGTTAAGCACTACAACGAACTCTGCGTAAAGAAGTAATATGTCACAACTTATTTATAACGCTATTCGTACTCCTGATGGTACAGTCCTGCATAGTCGTCATCGTCATGATTACGTAGAACACTTGGACGCCGTATCTGGTGAGTTATACATCAATGATGGTGGTAAGGACTATCAACGCCGTAGCGTAAATACAGTTCCAGCTACCGAGTTGTCACTCACTATGGATGCCCCTCACGAGGTTAAGCGCCAAGTTGTAACTTGGAAATCTTATGGTAAAGATGGTGAGTTTCCTGAGGGCAAAATTATGGCCTTAGCCGACATGACCTCTGACCATATTCGTGCTATACTTGATACTCAGTATCACATTCATGGTACTTATCTTGAGCAGTTGTTTGCAGATGAGTTAGAATGGCGTTCAGTAGAGGGCACCGAAGACCACCAACTTGATGCATTCTCTGAGTGGATGCTTGTAGCTAAATCATCTACAATCGGCCCTAACAGTGTAGCACTTCCATTGCTTACAGAAATTCTTTACAAAGTTTGTGCTAATGATGAAGAAAAATTCAAGCAAGTTTGTGATATGATGCAGGTTGCTTTTGAAGCAGGTCAACAATCTAAGGAGTAAATATGTCTGACGTAGAAAAGTTTTGGGATGCAGTATCCTCCAAGTTTGGTAAACATCGTAGATGGAACCAACTTAGTCCCCAAGAGCAACAACAAGTTGTTATGGGTATCAATTTGATTTTAGCGGTGCTATATCAATGAACTGTCCTAAGTTAATTTGGCATTCGCCAAAGCTTTTCTACTACGCAGGTTTATATCTTAAAATTGGTAACAAGCGTTACCGCATCATTAAAGTTGGAGACAGATAATGACAATTCCAGAAGGTTTTAAACCATCCTTAGCTATCGAACAAGCTAAAGTAAAAACACAGCCAGCCTTACGTTACCTGAGTGAAAAGCTTGATGGTATTCGCTGCATCATCTTTGGTGGTGTAGCTTATAGCCGCAGTCTTAAAAAGATTCCTAATCTCTCTATTCAAGCTTATGTAGCGCATCACGCTACAGTACTAGAAGGCATGGATTGTGAAATTATTGTTGGTGACAAGAACGCACCAGACGTATTTACACAATCAACCTCTGGTGTTATGCGTATCGAGGGAGAACCTGATTTTAGTTTGTGGGTATTCGATTATTATCATCCAGACAAGACATGGTTAGAACGCTATAACCAGTTGAGCGATATGTTTGACCGTGGGCGTTTTCCACAACGAGCACAATTACTTAAGCATACGTATATGCTTGACGATGAAGATATTGCTGCAGCTGAAGCCTATTTTCTAGATTTAGGTGCTGAAGGTGTTATGCTTCGTGATGCACATGCTAAATATAAGTGCGGTCGCTCTGGTACAAAGACACCAGAACTGCAGAAGGTTAAGCGTTTCGTAGACAAGGAGTTTGACATCATTGGTTGGGAACCGAAGTACCACAATACCAATGAAGCAAAGACTAACGAATTAGGCCGCACAGAACGCTCTACAAGTAAGGAGGGTATGGTAGCCCTAGATACTATGGGAACGCTCCTTCTACGTACCTCTGAAGGCTTAGAATTCGGTTGTGGTAGTGGCTTTACTGATGCGCTACGTGCAGAGTTGTGGGAAATCCGTGATACACTAGCTGGTCAGCTTGCAAAGGTCAAGTATTTCGATGTAGGTACTGGTTATAGCGTACCCCGCTTTCCAGTGTTTCAAGGTATTCGTCATAAAGACGATATGTAAGGAGTAAACATGTCAGAACGTCAATTAGCAACCATCCGTAAAATTGCTGCACTAGAGCCTATTGAAGGTGCAGATGCAATCGAAGTCGCTGTAGTCGATGGTTGGAAAGTGGTAGTTAAGAAGGGTGAATTTCAAGTTGATTCACTCGCTTGTTACGTAGAAATTGATGCATGGATTCCAACAGAATTAGCACCATTTCTATCCAAAGGTAAAGAACCTCGTGAATTTGAAGGTGTAAAAGGTGAGCGTCTACGTACTGTAAAACTGCGTGGTCAACTATCACAGGGTTTATTGCTGTCCATGGATGCTTTGAATCTAGGTGAATTTGTCGCTACTCTTTCCGATGACACAAATGATGTAACAGAACTACTCGGTATCCTAAAGTGGGAGCGTCCTATGAATGCTCAACTTGCTGGTATGGCACGAGGCAATTTCCCTGCATTAGTACCAAAGACTGACCAAGCACGTATTCAAAACCTTACTCGTAACTTTCCAAAGTTGCAAGAAGATACATGGTCAATCACTGAAAAGCTTGACGGTTCATCATGCACGTTTTATCTTGACCTATTTGGCGAATTCCACGTATGCAGTCGCAACCTAGACCTAAAGCAAACCGAAGGTAATGCCTTCTGGCAGTTAGCCTTGCAATTAGATATCGAAGGTGTTATGCGCCGCCATAGCCTCTCAGGTATGGCAATTCAGGGTGAAATGATTGGTGAAGGTATTCAAGGCAATCAGTACAAAACAAAGCTTGACTTTTACGTGTACGACATGTACAATACAAGCACTGGCGAGTACATCTTGCCAATTCAGCTTGAAGCTGCATGTAAGCGTCTAGGCTTAAAGCACGTACCTATCTTAGTTTCTGCCACCGATATCAAAGAGCAAACCATTCAAAGTATTATCGACTTTGCAGAAGGTAAGTCTCAACTCAATGGTTCAGAACGAGAGGGTGTAGTCTTTAAATCCAATACTGTGCATGACTCCAGTTTCAAAGCTATTAGTAACAAATGGTTAATTAAGAATGGAGAATAATGGCAGCATTTATTAAGCACACTGATTGTGAAAAATGCGGAAGCTCTGACGGTAAGGCTATCTATAATGATGGTAGCCATTACTGTTGGGTCTGCAAAGACGCAAAGCTTAGTGACGATTTCAAGGAACAGCTTGACGAGTTAAAACGTAGACCCAAAAGCAGGGTAAAAAGTAAAGTTGGAAAGGAAGATATGGATATGGAAATTAAGCCTAGCACTAAACCTGCACTGTCGGCTGAAGAGAAGGATATTGTGAAGGCTGAAACCTCCACTAAGGGTAAAGGCTTTCGTGGCTTAGATGACGCTACCACTAGTAAATTTGGTGTGCGTTATACCTATTCTCTAGAAACTGGTGAAGTGATGGAACAATTCTACCCTTGTACTCAAGAAGGTCAATTGGTAGGTTATAAAATCCGTGAAGTACCAAAGAACTTTTACTCTAAGGGTCGTACTGGTGCTGATTGCGAATTGTTTATGCAGTTCAAGTTTAATCGTGGTGGCAAGTATGTAGTCATTACTGAAGGTGAAGTAGATGCGTTATCTGCTTACCAGATGATGAGCGAATACAATAAGAGCCGTGGCCTTGATGTTGAAACTGCCGTAGTTAGTCCCACAACTGGTGCTAACTCTCATAAGCAAATTGCTGCACAATATAAGTTCTTTGATTCATTCGACAATATTATTATCTCCTACGATAACGATAAGGCTGGTCAAGCTGCTATTGAGCAAGTAGTTAAAGTACTGCCTAAGGGTAAAGTAAAGATTATGCAGATGAAGCATAAGGATGCTAATGAGTACCTTGAGAAGGGTGAGTTTAAAGCGTTCATTAGTGACTTCTACAATGCAAAGACTTTCGTGCCTGTAGGTGTATTACCCTCAAGTGGTTTGTATGACCGTATCCTGAATCAATCAGCTATGGCTAAGATTCCGTTTCCATCCTTCATGGGTGAGCTGAATGATTTATTCGTAGGTGGTATGCCATTAGGTCATATTGTGAACATTGCTGCAGATACTGGCGTAGGTAAAACTACACTAGTTAACGAAATGATTTACTACTGGATTTTCAATTCACCGCATATGATTGGTATTGTGTCTATGGAATTAGATGCAGGACAATATGGTGAAGTGCTGTTATCTCGTCATATCGAAAAGAAGCTATCTTTGATTCCAACTCAGGAAGAGAAACTTGCATTCTTACGCTCTGACCGAGTTAAACAACAAGCTGAAAATCTAATGCTGAATGAATCAGGTAACTCTCGTTTCTATCTGCTAGATAACCGTGATGGTTCAGTAGAAGATATTCAAGAGACTATTGCTGAATTGGTAGTAGGTTGTGGTGCTAAGGTAATCGTGCTAGACCCCTTGCAAGATATCTTAGATGGTCTAAGTAATGACGAACAAGCTACTTTCATGAAGTGGGCTAAGAGCTTCATTAAGAGCCACGGTGTTACATTCGTGTTTATTAATCACATGCGTAAGACCCCTGCAGGTCAAAGCGGAGCAGATAATGAGCAGAACATCATGGGTTCTAGTACCATTATTAAATCAGCTTCTGCAAATATTTTGCTAAAGCGTGATAAGATGGCAGAGGATGAAGTTACTCGAAATAGTACCGAGATTAGCGTCACCAAGAATCGTGTATGTGGTTTAACTGGCCCTGCTGGTTTCATCTACTACGATAACGCTACACACACTCTTCATAACCTGACTGAGTGGAAGAAAGCTAATCCAGTTAGCATTTAATTGTTGCTCTAGGCCCCAAGTTGTGATATACTTGGGGCTTATTGCATTTTGAAAGGAAGTTATGCGTTTCATTATCGACATTGAGAGTACCAACCTACTACAGAATGGTTTGGACTACTCGACTATGCCTTACTGTCTGAAGCCTGATTACAAGGTCTGGTGTGTGGTTATCCGCAACTTAGACACTAAGGCTGTAATTTCTTTGGTTAAAGAGGAAATTACTAAGCAAAAGCTTCAGCACATTCTGCGTGATTGCACTGAGCTAATTGGTCACAACATCGTAGCCTTCGACTTGCCAGTACTCATGCTGTACGGTGTGCTTGACTATCAGATTGGTTATCCAGATAAGCCTTCGCTAGTCTTTGGTAAGCCTTGCAAGGTTACAGATACACTCTTGTGGTCAAAGCTTCTCAGTCCTGACCGCTTTGGTGGACACAGCCTTGATGCATGGGGTAAGCGCCTTGGCAACCATAAAACCCATTTTGAAGAGTGGGACCGCTTCTCTCAAGAGATGCTGGACTACTGTATCCAAGATACTAGTGTCAACGAAACTGTTCACTACAAGCTTATCGAAGAGCAAGAAGACCATGATTGGAGCCGTTCATACTCTGTTGAGATTAAACTCACGGACTTAACCTTACGTCAAGAACTGTTCGGCTTTGATTTCAATGTCAAACTAGCAGAGCAAAACCTTGTAGAACTCAATAAGATGATGCAGGATATCGCTGTAGTAGTTGACCCTATGCTGCCTCAGAAACGCATGTCTAAGATAGCTGCAAGCTTTTTTGAACTGCCAAAGATTCGCTTTAAGAAAAATGGTGATATCTCTTCTAACTTGATTAAGTTCTGTGAGAAAACTGGTGCTGTATTATCAGAGGATAAGGGAACGATTGTTCTCGAAGGGAAAACATTTCCTATCACTACTCAAGAACCATTGAAGACGCACGTAGTTGCAGATATTGAAGATATTGATGTGGTTAAAGGCTATCTGATTTCCTTAGGTTGGGAACCTTCAGAAGTCAAGGAACGAGATATTGTTAAGAAGACGGATAAATCTGTTCGTACTTATGACGAAATCTTAGTAGCTATTGAACGCTACGTAGCTCAAACTGAAACCTCAGTATTCAAAGACTTGCGCCTAGAGATGCTTGGCTGCAAGATGGAAAACCTAGAGCGTTTCCTGCAAGGTAAAATCAATGGCTCAAAACCTATTTACTTGCCAACAACTCCAAAGCTTACTGTAGGTGTTGAAAAAGAAATCTGCCCTAACCTGATTAGCTTAGGGGAGAAGGCTGGCTTCGTTAAAGACGTAGTGCATTACTACACGTATCGTCACCGCCGTAATTCAATTGCTGGTGGTGTGCTGGACGATGATGGTGACCCTGTAACTGGCTTCTTGAGTAACGTCCGTGAAGATGGTCGCATTCCTACTCCTGCAGATACTTTAGGAGCTAATACTGGACGTTATCGCCATAAGATTGTTTGTAATGTGCCTCGTGTTACTTCGCTGTATGGTGAACAAATGCGTAACCTATTTGGTGCAGGTAAAGGCTTGTGGCAACTAGGCTATGACTTCGCTTCACTTGAGGCACGAGTTATGGGACACTACGTTATGAAATATACGGATGGTCCTGCATTAGCTGAAGCTTTGGTGGCAGAAAAGCCTAACGATATTCACAGTATTAACGCTCGTAAATTAGGTATTGACCGTAACTCAGCTAAGTCATTTTCTTATGCTGCGATTTATGGCGCTCAACCTAAGAAGCTTGCTAAGATGTTAGGTATCTCCGAAGATGAAGGTAAACGCTTATTCAATGAATATTGGGAAGCTGTACCTGCACTGAAGGAGTTAAAAGAAAGGGTTGAGAAGTCATGGGAATACAGCGGTAAGAAGTACATTCAAGGCTTGGATGGTAGGTTGCTATCAACTCGCAGTAAACACAGCCTTATTAACGTCCTATTCCAATCTGGAGGTGCTATCTCTGCTAAGTGGTCTGCTATTCGTTTAGCTGAAGCTATGGAAGAGCGTAATATCTTAGGTGACCCATTCAAGCACTCAAAGGAAGATGTAAAAGTCTGGTGGTTGATTCACATGCATGACGAGCAACAAATGGCTTGTCACCCTCAGTTGATGCAGGTTAAGGGCTTTGCGACAGAAGAGGATGCGAAGGCTGCATTGTGCGAAGGCTCTAGTGCTATTGGACATGGTTCTAAGGGGCCTTACGTAGGCTTTAAAACGGCTCCAGTTGAGTGCATTGATATTGGTATTAAGAAGGCCGTGGAAGAGCTTAAGTTGAAGGTAGAGTTAGGCTTTGAGTGGATTCCCGGTATGTCTTGGGGTCAGTGCCACTAATGCAAAACGACTTCACTTACGCTTACAGCAAAGATTTTTTCTGTTTGCAGAAACTAGATAAAAATGGTGTTATACTTGATGCCATGCAAATGCCAGAGAGTGACCTACTTAAGGTTGCTCAACTATTGAAAGGAACCGAAGATGTTAGAATTACGCTTGAACGGAAAACCAACTAGTTTTCAGCAATGGAAATTTCCAGCTGGTGAAGTTGGTATTAAATTACCACTGGTTGAACTTCACGAGAAGGTTGATATCATTATGACCATGCCTTCTTCTGATGAAATTTTCATGACGTTTAACATGCTGGATGCCCTCTATCAGCAAGGTGTACCCCGTGAGAAAATCGACTTGCATATTCCCTACGTACCTTATGGTCGTCAAGACCGTGTATGCCATGAAGGTGAGAGTTTTGCCTTGCGGGTCTTCGGTCACATGCTTAAAGCATTCCCGCACTACAACAACATCTATGTGAAGGATGTTCACAGTGAGGTTACTGCACATGTTTTAGCCTCTTATGGTATGCAGTTGAAGCACATGACACAAGCATCTTGTGCAAAGTACTTACCTAAATTTGATGTATTGATTGCACCAGATAAGGGCGCAGCTGATAAGGTTCTGACACACTATCAGGTTAGCTTAGGTACGCCTTGCCACACACTGCTAAAGGTTCGTAAAGATGGTCAAGTAGTCTATGTTGACGAATCTTATGATACAATCTGTGGAAACGTATGCGTAGTTGATGATATCTGTGATGGTGGAGCCACGTTCTTGTCCTTGGCTGAAATGCTAAAGCGAACACAGCCAAATATTACATCTCTCAATCTTTACGTAACCCACGGAATTTTTTCTAAAGGTACGGATGAATTGTTGAAACTCTATGCTACAATCTACGTACACAACAACATGAACCAATCTGTTGCAGATTCTGTGACAGTAATTTAAAGGAGTTTAAATGAGTTATATTAACCCGATGACAGCATGTGATTTTTATAAAGTAGGTCACAAAGATATGTACCCTAAAGGTACTACCATGATTTACAGTAACTTCACACCACGCTCTAACCGTCTTGCACCTAGTGCTGGCGCTAAGAAGCCTGACCAAATTGTGATGTTTGGTTTGCAAGGTTTTATCAAGTCTTTCTTGATGGAAGCTTTTCACTACGGTTTCTTCGCCAAACCAAAAGCTGTCGTAGTATCTGAATACAAGCGCCGTGTAGATATGGCACTTGGTGAAGGTGTAGTTGGTACTGACCATATTGCAGCATTGTGGGACTTAGGCTACTTGCCTATCGAAATCAAAGCTTTGCCAGAAGGTTCATTGGTAGATATCAAAGTTCCAGTACTCACTATCAAGAATACATTGCCAGAATTTTTCTGGTTGACTAACTATCTTGAGACTGCAGTTAGTACTGAATTGTGGAAGCCAATCACTACTGCGACTACTGCGTTTGAGTATCGCAAGATTCTTACCAAATATGCTAAGGAAACTGGTGCGCCATTGGACTTCGTATTGTGGCAAGGTCACGACTTCAGCTACCGTGGTTTAAGCGGTCTGAATGATGCAGCCAGCGCCAGCGGTCACTTAACGTCTTTCTTGGGTACTGATACTATCCCTGCCATTGACTATTTGGAAGCCTTCTACGGTGGTTTAAATACGTTTATCGGTGGTTCTGTACCTGCTACTGAACATAGCGTTATGTGCGCTGGTGGTAAAGAATCAGAGATTGAAACATTTCGCCGTTTGATTACTGAAGTATGTCCTTCTGGTGTTGTCAGTATTGTTAGCGATACATGGGATTTCTGGCATGTTATTACCGACATGGCTAAAGAGTTAAAGCCTGAGATTATGGCTCGTACTCCTAACGCTATCGGTTTGAACAAAGTTGTATTCCGTCCTGATAGTGGTGACCCTGTTGAGATTCTTTGTGGTATTGAGATTCAAAAACTTAACTCAACTACGCTAGAAGAGGCTAAACGTTGGGCAGAGGATGTAATTGAATCTCGTGTACGTGCAGAAACCGACCACGGTGAAATAGGTGATGATGCGCCAAGTGATTACTTCTTGTTTGAAGGTCAAGTATATTTGGCAACTGTTGAACTTGAGTGGAATCGTTACGACAAACAATACTACTATATTGATGGTAGCCGACTTGTTAGTTTCGAACCAGTTGAATTGTCACCAGCACAAAAAGGTGCAGTACAATGCTTATGGGATACTTTCGGTGGCACAGTAAATGCCGAAGGCTTTAAGATGCTTGATGAACACGTTGGCTTAATCTACGGTGATTCAATTACCTTAGAACGTGCTGACCAAATTCTCAAGCGTTTGAAAGCCAAGGGTTTTGCTTCTAGTAACGTAGTCTTCGGTATCGGCTCTTATACTTACCAATACGTCACTCGTGATTCATTTGGTTTTGCTATGAAAGCTACTTATGCCGAAGTTAATGGTGAAGGTTCTGAGTTATACAAAGACCCTATCACTGACAGCGGTACTAAGAAGTCTGCTAAGGGTTTATTGCGAGTTGAGTTTGAAGACGGTAAGTTTGTGTTGTATGACCAACAAACTAAAGAGCAAGAAGCTCAAGGTTGCTTGCAAACTGTCTTTAAAGATGGTAAACTTGTGAAAGAAACTAGTGTAGATGAAATTCGTAGTTTGCTTAACTCACAATTGAATGCAGCCTAATTACGACTTTGCTACCGACTTTAAGATAGCACGTAAAACTGAAAAGCAAATAGCAAGCTTCCTAGCTGAAAAGCATGGACTCGCTTTTGTAGATGAGTGTAATAACTCAGACTATGATTTACGTATGCGTTTTCCTAAAGGGCGTGAGGTAACGATTGAAATCAAAGAAGATTTTAGTTGTGCAAGAACTGGCAATATTGGTGTAGAATATGAAAGTTGGGGTCGTGCTTCTGGAATAGCAATTTCAAAAGCTGACTACTACCTGTACAAGATTCATAAACCAGATGGTACAATCGGTGCTTATATCATTAAGACTTATTTGTTGAAGGATATGATTGCTGATAAAATGTATCATCGTATTGTAGTAGGAGGTGATGTAGGTTCTTACAGTAGAAATTATTTGTTTAAATTGCAAGTAGTTGTTGAGAACTTCAAATTTCTTGGTACAATGGAGCAATGATAGGGTCGCACCCTGTTAACTCATAGCTGAGATTGAGCTACCATCGGGTGCAAGGCCCGTACAAACATGCGTCTGTACCGAAACGGTCTTCTACACCGTAGTATCGTAATGGAGTCAATGGGGGTTCGAATCCCTCCAGACGCGCCAATTTAAGGGTGATATGGAAACTAAAACATGTAGTAGATGTAAGCAAGAGAAAAATTTAAAAGAATTTTATGGTAGAAGAAAAAATCAGTTCCATTCTTGGTGCAAGGTTTGTATCCATGAAACTACACTTGAAAGACAGAGAAGTTTTAAAAAATTGGCGGTTGAGTATAAGGGTGGTAGCTGTGAAGATTGTGGTATAATTGACCATCAAGCAATCTATGATTTTCATCATATGAATCCAGAAGAAAAAGATTTTAATATTTCAAAGGTAAGGGCAACATCATGGAGTAAGAAAATTGAAGATGAATTAGATAAGTGTCTACTTCTTTGTGCGAATTGCCATAGAAAAAGACATTACGATTTGCGACTGTAGCTCAGTTGGTAGAGCAGGAACCTCTTCATGGTGAAGGACCTAATGCCAGAGGGAAAACCAAGCCGATGGTTCGAGCCCATCCAGTTGCACCAAAATAAGTCCCGCCATGCTTGTTGCTCGTATCCCTAGAGTTAGCAGCACACTTCGGCGCTATGCGACCCGACAGGGCACGTATAGGTAAAATACATGTTACAATTAGTCGAGTAACAGTACGGGCCTTCTAGACTTGATGACAGTCGTCAAACAGATACGGAATAATACAACCCCTGACGTTGTACCGAATATGAAAGACAGTATATTTTCAGTTTAGGGACTGAGGGTATACTGAAGTATCTAATGTCAGTTCGATTCTGACCTACGGTGTGGTAGTAGTGTAATTTGGTAACACTAGGTATTTCAGTATACTTTGAAGGAGTAATATGAAAAATCTTTTGATTGGTTCACGAGCGTTAGCTATGTTCAGTAATACCGTTAAAATTAAAGATACAACTGATTATGATGTAATTAGCTTAGAGCCTGTTGAAGGTACTGAGTGGCATAAACCTGATTTTCTGTTGAATCATGAGATTGAGCAGTATGCTACAGATTATAAGTTTTCGTTCAATGGTAAAGCTATTTATGTAGTGAATCCAAGGGGATTAGCTATCATTAAACGCAGCCATTTATGGCGTGATTTATCATTTCAAAAGCACATTACACATTATCATAAAAATGGTTTAGCCGATTTCCGTAGATACTTTAATGCAGCAGATGAAAGTCTTTTAGAGAAACGTACTGCGGCTACTCGTAAGGAATATCCACAAGGTAATCCAAACTTATATCAATCGGTTGAAGGCTTCTTTGATGATGCTGTGACTAAGAAATACAATCATGATTATTTGCATGAGCTAGTGGCTTACCAATCAAAACCGATGTATACTAGACTGCAGCACAATCCAGAGTTAGCTTGGTGCGAGAAGGTATTGTGGGATAAGTTATCTTATACTGAACAGTTACAATGCGTAGCTGAAGAAACGTATGTAATTAGTATTGAAAGATTTCTTGTACCTAAAGAATGGGATTACCCGTATCGATTAGCGTATACTAAGTCACTAGACAAAGTATGTACAACATTATGCTCAGGTTGGTTTAGAGATTTTGCTATCGATAACTACCCTAGTATTCACAGTCTGTTTGATGCAGACAAAATTAACGCTGTAAAAGCAATCTTAGAAAAGGAGTAAGTATGAGTTTGAAAGATACAATCAAAGAGTTTCTTGATTCTACAAGTGATAGCGATTTACAATCAGCTTTCTTTCACGAGGAAATCGACTGTGGTTACAGCGATGACGATGAATTGGGAGATGAATTACGTAATAAAAGCGTTGCATTTGAATGCGTAGAGCAACATGGTGGTGAAGGCGAAGGCGAAGACTTCTATACTGTCTACAAATTCACTAAAGGCGATGAAACAGTGTTCGTTAAGTTTCAGGGATGGTATCAGTCCTACAACGGTTCAGAAATGACTGGTTGGGCTTTCGTGACACCTAAAACAGTAGAGGTAGTTATCTATGACTAAGAAGACATTACGCGCTCAGTTGAAGGAAGAAACAAAGACCTTGAAAGACCAGATTGCTGCCTTGGTAGCTGAGAAAGAAGCAGAATTACTCAAGAAAGCTTCATTAGCGGATAAGGTTATCTACTTCTTAGAAGATACACCTCGTTCTGATGTAGAGGAATGTATGTTCCGTGGTTACTGCAATACTGCAGCTGTCAATAAAATTAAGGCACGTTTTGCACCTCATAATATTGCCTGTCATCTTGCTGAATCACTAGGCGGTGATGAAGAGGAAGACGGTAATGTTTACTGGAAGGTTTATTCTTTCAGTGATGGTGTAGAAGACTGCTTCGTTAAGTTTGACGGTTACTACTCTTCATATGATGGTTCGGAAATGCGAAGCTTCTTTATTGTAAAGTCTACAGTAAAACAAGTCACAGTATTTGAGAAAGTTTAAGAAACGCTTGACAATTGGCACAAGTCTTGCTATAATTAGATTTTAAGCTGTAAAGCTTTAAACCTGTCGGTACTGCAGTCTCAGTACCTAACACACTTTGGTAAAACATTTGGAAGGAAAATTATGCCTATTAAAAAACTCACTGGTACTCTCTTATTCGTTCAAGTTCAATCTCCTGTAGATTGCTTTGAAAAAGCAAAGGGCAAAGAATGGAAAGCTAGTATCGCTGTAGATGAAGATACTGCAGATGCATGGAACGAGGACTATCCTAAGCAATCAGCAACTGTAGTTAAGACTTCAGAGTTTGAAGCGAAATACAAAGTAGCTCCACCCATTCCTGACGCTAAGAAGCAATACGTAATTACCTTACGTAAGAACACTAAGCTCGGCAATGGTGAAGATGTACCTGATATCTACCAACCTAAGGTTCAAATTCGTGATGCGAATGAAGAGACTGGTTACAAGGATGTTACCGCAGAAGTCTTAGTTGCCAATGGCAGCAAGGGTTCTATGAGTATCGACCTATGGGAAATGTCAAAGGGTAATGTAGCTCGTTTGAAAAATATCTTAGTTACCGAACTCATTGAATATGAGAAGAAAGAAGGAACTGGTGGCACTTATGTACCGGGTTCTGAATTCGATGAAGATGATGCTCCAGCAAAACCTGCTAAAACTAAAGCTGCAAAACCTGCAAAGGCTCCTGTAGTTAAAGACGAAGCGGCTGAAGACGATTCACCATTCTAATTCACGGGGCTTCGGCCCCTTCTCTTGAAAGGATTTATTTATGACTAAGACAACTAAAGATATTATCAAACTAGTGTTTTTCTGCCTATTAATTATTGCTATTGTAATCTTCGGACCTTTTGCAACAGTTTGGGCTTTGAATACACTATTCCCTATTTTAAGTATTCCTTACACCTTCTATAGCTGGTTAGCTGTAGTGGTAATGAACTTAACATGGATGTACAAACCTACTTTCTCAAAGGACTAATATGCAAAGTAAAGAAGCAATCGCAAAACTCGTTCGTCTATACACCGAAGAACAATCACTAGCTGAAGACGTAAAGGCAGTGAAAGATGAAGCTAAAGAATCAGGCTTAGACCCTGCTATCTTAAGTGCAGTAGCTAAGGCTATCGTCAAGAACAAAGTAGATGACTTAATCGCTAAGTCAAATGAAGTGCTAAAAGCTATCGATATCTCTCGCAGCTAATCACTAGAACCCGAAGGAATAAAACCTTCGGGTTTTTCTTTAAGGAGAAATTATGAAAGTAATTATTGCTGGTGGCAGAGACTTCACAAGTTTCAATATAGTGCAAGATGCTATTAAAGCTTCTGGATTTGAAATTACAGAGGTAGTGTCAGGTAAAGCAAAAGGTGTCGATACCTTAGGTGAAATCTATGCCTTAGGTGCGAATATTCCTGTAGTAGGGTTTCCTGCTGATTGGAATAAAAATGGTCGTGCAGCTGGACCTATGCGGAATAAAGAAATGGCTGAATATGCTGATGCTTTAATCGCAGTATGGGATGGTGTTAGCAAAGGAACTGCAAACATGATTATGCAAGCTAGACGAAATAGGCTAGAAGTATTTATCTATTTAGTGAAGGAAATCCATGATAGAAGTAAGAGTTGATACTCTCTACTGTAAGGCATGCGATTCCCATAAGATATTCTCAGAATTTCACAAAGATTCTACAGCCATCAGAGGCTATGCATACTATTGCAAAGTGTGTGCCACAGCTAAATCTAGGAAATGGCATTCAGAGAATAAAGATTCACCTTACTATAAAGAAGCTAGACGGGGTTCTTATTTTAAAACTAAATATGATTTATCACTAGATGATAGAAGGAGTATGTTGCAGAGTCAACAATATTCTTGTGCCATATGTTTAACTTCTTTATCTGAAGAAGGTAAATTGACACATATCGACCACTGCCACGCAACAGGTAAAATCCGTGGTCTTTTATGTACTAATTGTAATAGAGGCTTAGGAAGTTTTAAAGATAATACATTGTTTCTACAAGAAGCTATTAAGTATCTGGAAAGGAATAAATGACAGAAAAAGTTTTAATCGTGGATGGTGATTTAATTGCTTACCGATTTGCAGCCGCAGGTGAGCAACGTAGTATTTGTGCAAAGCATATCAAATCCAAGAAAGAACGTATCTTTAAAACACGTACAGCTTTCAAGGAATATCTTGCAGAAGTGAACTATACGTATGTGCCAGAAGAATATGAAATCGAAGATATTCAAACTGTAGGTGATGCAGCTTTTACTATGTCAACCATTAATAAGTTTATCACGAAGATGACTGAATTCACATGGGCTGATAGAGTAGAGATTTATTTAGGCTCAGGTAAAACTTTCCGACATGCCTTACCACTGCCATCTGGATATAAAAACAATCGTGAAGATTCATTACGACCTTTACTGTTGAATGATACTAGAGAGTACATGGTAAATAAATTCGGTGCTGTTATCTTAAAAGATATTGACCTAGAGGTTGATGATTGGGTTACGATTCGTTCTTATGAGGAATTAGAAAAAGGTAATGACCCTATTCTTAGTAGTAACGATAAAGATGCTCAACAAACTCAACGAGTGCATGTATTGAATTGGCAGAAAGACCCTTGGGAATTAAAGCTAATCCCTGAATTAGGTACTCTCTACAAAGAGAAGACTACGATTAAAGGAGAAGGCTTACGCTTCTTGGCTTATCAAACCCTAGCTGGTGATACTGCAGATACATACTGTGGTTATGAATTGTCTACTTTGAAGTATGGCCCTACAAAGGCTATGAATGCGCTTCTGACAGCTAATAACGAACAAGAAGTACTCTTGGTACTAATCAGTGAATTTAAACGCTTGTACCCTGAACCATTCACTTATACAGATTGTCATGGTGTTGTGCATATGAATGCAGATTGGTTTGATATGCTACAAATGTATTGGCGCTGTGCCTATATGAAGCGGTCTAAGAATGATGATAGTGATTTTATTGCTTTCGCTAAAAACTTGGGAGTTGAAGTATGACAGTAGATTTATACAATACAGCTGATGTAAAGAAGGTTCGGGAAATGCTAATCCAAGAACAAAATGGTTTATGTGCAATTACAGGAATACCAACTGCTAGTAATAACTTTGCACTAGACCACAAACATGATGAAGAACAATTGGTTCGAGGTGCTGCTCATAAGCAAGCTAATGCTGCTTTGGGTAAGCTTGAGAACCTAGCGGTAAGATACCTGTATTGGTATCCAGATGGTTTACCTGAGTTCTTACGTAAGTGTGCAGCCTACATTGAGAGGAAACCAGACAGACGGTGGCGACACCCGGGATGGATTAAAAAGGCTAACACTTCTTTTAATAAACTAAAAGAATCCGATAAAGACAAAGTTCTGAATGCTTTAGGTCAACCTTCTTGTAAAAACGGAGTTGAACGCAAGAAGTTATTTCAGAAGGCTATCTTGACAAGACAGTTCGAGTATGATACAATTCGTGACATTATCGAAGGAGCTAAATCATGAAAGTAAAAGTAATTGCTTGCTGTGATTCAATGCTCTGGTATAAGAAACATATTGGTGAGACATTCGAAGTGTTACGTGAAGAGGAAGCAGTCTACTGGACTAGAGAACGTGGCTACTACAACTGTCTCAATTGGATTCGTAAATTAGATTGTGAGGTAGTAGATGAGCGAAGTGTTTCTGACAAGTGACACTCATTGGGGTCATGTTGGGGTTTGCAAGTTCGTCATGGCTGACGGTACTAAATGCAGACCTTGGATTGACCCTGACCAGATGGATGAAGATATGGTAGAGCTTTGGAATTCAACCGTAAGCCCTAAAGATAAGGTTTATCATTTAGGTGATGTTGTTATTAATCGCAAAGCTTTAAAACTTCTCCATCGTTTGAATGGTGACCAAATTTTGATTAAAGGCAACCACGATATTTTCAGGTTAGAAGAGTACTTACCCTTCTTTCGTGATATTCGTGCTTACCATATGCTTGACAAATATATGCTAACCCATATGCCTATCCATGAGGAATCATTGGGACGCTATGCTGGTAACATTCATGGACACTTGCATAATAATCGAGTAATGAGAAATGGTAAGATTGACCCACGTTACCTTTGTGTTAGCGTGGAACACACAGATTATAAGCCTATTAACTTTGAAGAAGTTAAGCGCAGGTTTAAAGACCAACAGGAGTAACATGAAATATTCACAAGAGACAATTAAAGCAATCTTAGACCTAAATGCAAATGGTTTATCATCCAGAGATATTGCTGGCCTTTTAGAGATTAGCAAAAGTGGTGTAAATTATGCACTACAGCGCAGCAATGAACTGCAGTATGACCCACGCGATGTAGCCTTTAATAAAGGTGGTCCTCGTGTCCTAATCTTTGATACTGAAACAGCTGCAGCTACGGCTCTAACCTTTGGTCGATTCAAGGTTAACCTATCTCAGGACAATATCTTAGATAACGGTGGTTGGTTGCTATGTGCTTGCTGGCGCTGGTTAGGTGAACAAAAAGTTCATCGTATCTGGTTAACCCCTCAGGAAGTAGCTGAGAAAGATGATAGTCGCTTAGTAGCTCAATTGTTTGAGTTATACGAAGAGGCTGATGCTGTTATTGCTCATAACTCACAAGGTTTTGACCATAAGGTTGTACAAACTCGTGCAGTCGTTAACGGTTTCCCTCCTTTACCTCAGGTCAAGGTTTTAGATACCCTCTTACTCGTTAAGAAATATTTGAAGCTGCCTAGCAACCGTTTAGATGCTATCGGTGAATTCTTTAACTTAGGTCGTAAGATTTCAACTGGCGGTATTTCTCTATGGCGTAGGGTCCAAGAAGGCAATGTAAAAGCTATGGAAGACATGGTTACTTACTGCGCTCAGGACGTTGACCTACTTTATGAGGTATACTTACGCACTCGCCAACTTGGTCGTGCAGGTTCAGACTTTAATGCTGCCTTGTACTACGAAGATGATAAGGTTCGTTGCCGTGTTTGTGGTAGTGATGATGTATCTCCAACAGGCCGTACAACTGAAACCTCTTTAAATAAGTTTGAAGAAGTTCGTTGTAATAGTTGTGGTGCTGTACATCGTGACCGTAAAACAATCACAAGTGCAAATAAACGCAAATCATTGTTGGCTTAAGCCTTGCTTTGTGCTATAATGGCATAACAATTTGAAATCACACCCCAAGTTTCGGCTTGGGGCTTTTTTGTCTCTTGAAAGGAGTCTATATGCGCCCTTGGGTTAAATGGTGTGTCAACCATAAAATGAAGTTTGTAGTCTATTTGGCATGGCTGCTTGTGCTGCCACTGTTTCTATTAGCTTACGCTGAGAATGCGGCTGCAGATGCTATGCATGAGTTTAAAGATATCTATAACTTAAAGAAAGACTAATATGCCACATAACGATTATACATTTGATGACTTTAAAGTGGACGTATATGCGTTCAATGAAATTGCCGATAAGGATAAAGCTGCTACGCATTTAGACTTGTGTAAACAGTTTGCCTTAATCACAGAAGAACTTAAAGAAACAGCTGAAGGTCTTAGCACTAATAATCCAGTAGAAGTACTGGACGGTGTAGTAGATGTGCTAGTTACAGGTTTAGGTTTACTACAGAAACTGGAAGCTTTAGGTTTCAATACTCAAAAAGCTTTGTATAAAACTGCAGTTAATAACCTGAGCAAGTATCCTATGCAGGAATCAATTGCGGTACTTACTGCTCAAAAGTTTGAAGCTGATAATGTAAATGTTACCGTTACATATAACTCAGCATATGACTTGTTTGTAATTAAAGATGCTCAAGATAAGGTTCGTAAACCTATCAACTTTGTGTCTAACGATTTAGACGATTGCGTACCAATGTTCGTGTTGAGCAATGGTTTCGAAGGATACCCTCAAAATGAAGCTTGACGGTAAGACCTACTACTTTATAAAAGAACCTTCAGGTTCTCCATGTGAAGGTTGTGTCGGAAATACAGATACCGATGTAACCTTATGTAGGAGCCTTAATGAAAGAGTTAACTGCTCTGCGGATAAAATTATTTGGAAAGAATATAAGGAGGACCCATTGAAAGCTGTAAAAAGTGAAATGGAAAACTGGATAGCGTCAGGTATGCCAGAAACTACTGGTACTCAGATGGCAGGTACAAAGTATGATGACGGTAAAGTACAATACACATTAGTACCTCCGTATGCATTACAGGAAGTTGCACGTAATTTAACCGAAGGGTTAAAGAAGTACAAGGAGCGTAATAACTGGCAGAAAGTACCTAACGCAGAGCAGCGTTATATGGATGCCCTTATGAGGCATTTTGAGGCCATTAGAAGGGGCGAATTATATGACACTGATAGCAGCGCACCAGATATGCCTCACATGGCTGCTGTAGCCGTTAATGCGATGTTCTTGTTGGAATTTATGCTTGACCCTAAACTACAAAAGGATTAATATGGAAGTACTCATTTATTTGGCTTGCTTGATTTTAGTAGCTCCCTATATCCTTATGGGTATTGTTTCTATCAAGATTTACAAGGAGTTTAAACAGGTGTTAAATACACCAACAGATGACCTTGATTTCCCAACAACCTTGTGATATAATCACTATTCTCTTAAAATAAAGGGTAAACCATGAATAAAAAAATGCAATTCGCACCTCGTCCTAGCTCAATCGTAGCCTTGTGTATTATTTCAGAATCTGAAATTATTAAGGTAATGCCTAACTATACCAGTGACTACGAAAATAATGAAGTAGGCTTCAAATCCTTCTTACATTCTTGCGGCATGGACGTTACCAAACCTTACTTCCGACAAGATGGTTTACAGCATAGAAACCGCTTAAATGAAGTTGTTATTTGCAGTCGGTGGGTTGGTGAAGAGAGATTAGATGAAGCTTGGTTATATAGCGGTTACGCTAGTAAGGAAGCAATTGATAAAGCCAGCGGTAGTAAGATTCTAGAAGATTTATATCGAAGTAAGAATCTTACACAAGATGCTCAAGATTCACTTGAGGCTCGTGACCGCTACAATGTAGTAAAAGACGAAGAGGAATAATAATGTTAGAAAAGTACCTGCTACCGATTAATGAAAGACCAGAGCCTGTGGAGTTTGCAGACCAACAGTTAAAAGTGTTCTGGTTACCTGACGAAATTAAGGTAGAGAAAGATGTACAAGATGTGTTAGTGAACTTCACAGAGGCTGAAAAGCATGCTGTTATCACTACCTTGAAATTGTTTAGTATTTATGAAACACATGCTGGTTCTGAATATTGGGGTGGGCGCTTTAAAGATATGTTTGACGGAGCCGAGTTTCACCGCATGGCTTCTGTCTTCTCTATGTTTGAATTAGCTGTGCATGCTCCGTTCTACAATAAGATTAACCAACTGTTGCATATTGATACTCCAGAGTTCTATATGTCCTATTTGGATAACCCTGTATTGAAGGACCGTGTTGCACACATCGGTGAGATTATTGACCATAAGGATGACTTAATTTCATTAGCAGCCTTCTCAATGGTAGAGGGTGTTATCCTGTACAGTTCATTTGCTTTCTTGAAGCATTACCAATCCCAAGGCAAGAATAAGTTAATGAATATTGTACGGGGTATTAACTTCTCAGTGCGTGATGAGAATATGCATTCACAAGGTGGTGCATGGGCTTTCAAGTATAAGCTTGAGCAATTAAAGCAAGAGCTAACACCTGAGGCTTTTGAATTGCATAAATTAGCTATTGAATCTCAAGTTCGTGAAGTAGCTAAGAAGATTTATGAGCATGAGTGTCAGATTATTGCTATGCTATTTGAGAAGGGTGAAATCAAAGGTATCACTGCTCACCAACTAGAGAACTTTGTGCAGTCTCGTGTAAACGAATGCTTGAAGACTTTAGGTTTTGGAAAAGAGTATGATGTAAAGTATAATCCGATTTCTGAGTGGTTCTACAAGGGTATTAATGATTATACTTTCAACGATTTCTTTAGCGGCATGGGTAATCAATATCATCGTAATTGGGACAGTTCAGCGTTCGTATGGAATAAGGAATAAGATGACAGACAATATTTACAAGAAGTTAAGTGAAGAGCGTAAAGAGTTACAAGAGAAGGGCTTAGTTCCTGAATGGTACACCACAGCTGGCTACCAAATGTTTAAGGATAAATATGAGTATGAAACAAACGGGCGTTCCATTCGTGGACAGTTTGAGCGCATTGCTAAGACTGCAGTTAAACACTTACCTGCTGATTTCCAAGCTACAGCTGAAGCTGAGTTCTTTAATTTATTTTGGAAAGGCTGGTTAAGCCCCTCTACACCAGTGTTGGCTAACATGGGTACTACTCGTGGTATGCCAGTATCTTGCTCTGGTACAGTGGTTGGTGATTCAGTCGATGGTTTCTACAGTAACTTACATGAAGTAGCTACGTTAACTAAGCATGGTTTTGGTACAGCTAGTGACTTCTCTCATGTACGTCCTCGTGGTTCTAAGATTAGCGTAGGTGGCAAAGCTTCTGGCGTTATTCCTGTCATTAAAGAACACGTTAATGCTATGCGTAATATTGCACAAGGTACTGCACGTAGAGGTGCATGGGCTTGCTATCTTGATATTGAACATGGTGATTTCCAAGAAGTAGTTGACCTTATCTCTTCAGAGCCTGATGATTTAAATATTGGATGGACTATTCGACAATCGTTTATTGACCGTCTAAATGCTGGTGATGCAGAAGCTTTGAATCGTTTCCAATCTGCCATGAAGGTTAAGATGGTCACTGGTAAAGGATACTTTTTCTTTATCGATAAGGCCAATGCTAAACGTCCAGCAATGTATAAAGACTTGGGCTTGATGATTAATAACTCTCAGCTTTGTTCTGAGATTATGTTATTCAACGATTTAGAGCATACCTATACTTGTGTTCTATCTTCAATGAATGGCTCTAAATGGCATGAATGGAAGTCTACCGAAGCCGCTTATTGGGCTACAGTATTCTTAGATTGTGTTGCTAGTGAATTTATTGAACGAGCTAAGGATATTAAGGGATTAGAGAAGGCGGTACGCTTTACTGAAAAGAGTCGTGCATTAGGTTTAGGTTTGTGCGGTATCCATACACTGTTTATGCAGAATATGTTGCCATTCGAATCGTTTGATGCTCATATGTTAAGTCAAGAAATTCAAGCGCATATTGATAAAGAATCCTTACGTGCAACTCAAGACTTAGCTTTAATTCTAGGTGAACCAGAGTGGTGCAAAGGTTATGGTGTACGTAATACTCACCGTATTGCAATTGCTCCTACAAAGTCTACAGCGTTGTTAATGGGTGGTATCTCTGAAGGTATTAATCCTGACCCTGCTATGAGCTACAATCAAATGACTGCAGCTGGTGAGATTGACCGTTTGAATCCTGTACTACTTGGTCTAATGAAGTCTAAGGGTGTATATACTAAGAAACACGTACAAGAGATTACCGATAAGCAAGGCTCTGTACAGCATGTTGAATGGTTGACAGCCGAAGAGAAAAATGTGTTTAAAACAGCTTTTGAAATTAACCAGAAAGCTGTGTTAAGATTAGCTTCAGCACGTAGCAAGTACATCGACCAATGGCAATCATTGAACCTGTTCTTTGCTGCTGACGAAGACCCTGCTTGGATTGCGGAAGTTCATAAAGAAGCTTTTCACGATGAAAGCATTTTAGCGTTATACTACATTTACACTCAGGCTGGTGTTCAAGCAGCTAAAGGTGAATGTGAAGCATGTCAATAAAGGAGTTAGTATGAAACATCTAGTTGTATTTAAAGCGTCATGGTGCGGTCCATGTAAATCATTGGCAATGACTATGCAGGATTTGCCTCTACCTGTAGCGCAGATTAAAACCATCGATATTGATGAGGATATGGAGGCTGCTAGAGAGTTTGCAGTGCGAGGTGTCCCTACGGTATTACTGATGGAAGATAATCAGGTTATCAAGCGTTCTAGTGGCGCTATGACAGCTTCTCAGTTGCAGGAGTTTTGTGCGTGAAAACGAACAAACGAATTGAAGATAAATTCGAAGAATGGTTTTGGGACTGTGAGGATGGCTTTCAGTTTAAAGCTGAACGCTGTTTTCAATGGGCACAAATAGCAGCTGAAAAACCAGACACCTTAAATCGATTCTTAACTGACTGGATTAAAGGTGCTTATGAAGCTGCTTACAAAGAAGGCTATCGTGATGCGTTAGCCAGCTTGCATTATACGCCTGAGGATAAATCAGGCAGTTCCGCAGTCTTGCACTTACAATAAGTACAGACGTAAAAAATCCCCTTAGTAGAAACCGAAAGGAATCCGCTAAGGGGTTTTATTTTGTCTGTTATAAGCTATAACAAGACTTATTAGGTCTTATTCAACCTGTTATACTAATTCAAAGTGAGGACCATCGAAGAAGCTTTTGAAATCGCCTCCCCATCTAATCTCTACACCTTCTTCTTTAGCAGCTTGCTTCATAATAGGTGCAAAATCAATATAGGCTTGTTTGTCCCAAGTGATAACGCCATCCTTTAGAACCCACAAGTCAACAGCAAGACCAACTAAATGCTTTGATTTCATTGTCTGACTCTTGCCTTGGATTACAAGGACCTTTTGACGCTCTAGGCTACGTACCCCTTCACCTACTGTGAAATCCACGTTGGTGATGGCTATAGCCCGTTTTACAACCCTTACAAGGCGCTCATCTACCCCTTGAAGCTTATCAAGGGACTTTTGTGATAGAACGTACTTCATAGTTTTGTCAATTTGCTAATTGTTTCATCCTTGACCTGTGAGTTCCTGCTAGAGCCTCGGTGAAAGTTAATAATAGTCCCTGTTAAAGTCCATAAAGAACCTAAGGCCATGTAAACAATCTCTTTATTCTCTGGAGGCACACCCTTGAAGAATGCTAACCAAGATACGATTACAGCTGCAGCGACAATAACGAAATCCAGAATATAAGCGGCATTCTTAGCTAAACTAGAAGCAGAAGCTGCCTCTTGGATTTTAGCGTTCATGTCTCTTGCACTTGCTGTATTTTTGTTATCCTCAGCGGTTTGAAACTCTTCATGCTTTTGCAATTCAAGTTTTAAAGCTGCGATTTTCTCGTTTGTCATATCTGGTTCTAATTTGATACCAGTTTTCTCTTCTACGTAATCAACACCTTTATCAATAACCGCTTGGGCTACCTTAGGGAGATTATTAGCGAGAAGAGAACTTACGATACCTGCAATAAGAGGTAACATAAATTCTCCTTTATTATAGACCAACTGCCATTTTAAGAACATTGGTGATACCCATTGATTGTGTAAGAATCACAAGTACCGCCCCCATTGCTAAATATTTAATTTGGTTTAATGTTTTCTCAATACCAGATAATGAACTTCGAAGGTCAATAGAGATATCCTGAAGTTTCTTCAGTTCTGTAGTGTGGTCTTCGACTTTCAATTCTAGCTTAATAACTCTATGCTCTAACTGCTCGTGCATATAACTAACTCCCTTTACTTAAAATTACAATGTTTCGCTAAATGCTTCGATATCACCGAGAGCTTTAATGTTACCATCTGCATCTAATGTCATCTTGATATTACCGCCGTATTTAAACTGCAGCACTGTACCAACTTCTTCAACAACCCAACCTGTAGTTGCTAATCTTCCAGCTGATGTGGCAGTAGTAGCAGTAGTAGCAGAACCAGCTGTAGTAGCCGTTGCTGCATTACCGTCACAGTTACCACTGATTGAGCCAGTAATCTTAGAGCTGAATGTTTTAGTGCCAGCAATCGTTTGGTCACCAGAAGTGTAAACACCTCCAGTAACAGTAGCAGCATTACCGTTGATAGAACCAACGATAGTACTACTGAAGGTTTTGATACCTGCGATAGTTTGGTCACCTGATGTATATACACCGTTAGTAACAGTAGCAGCATTACCATTGATAGAACCAACGATAGTGCTACTAAATGTCTTAATACCTGTGATTGTCTGTGCGCCGCTGGTATATACCCCGTTAGTAACAGTAGCAGCATTACCTGAGATACTAATACTGTAGATATCATCTGTTACTAATGATACCCAAGTAGAACCGTTCCATCTACGCCACTTCTTATTCTCGCTACTCCAGCTGATAGAATCAACTGGAAGGTTACTAATAGTTGGGTCACCAACTGGCGACTTAGCGGGGTCTAACCCCCTTGCTAAATCGTCAAATCGTGCGTCCATTTGAGTAACGAAATCCAAGTACCCGCTAGTTTGCGTAGGTAAATTATGATTTGCCATATTTTAATATCCTCTAATTTGCCAGCTAACTTTAGCAGATTGCCTTGAGCCGTTTGTTGAATTGAATGCATATACTCTCATAGACTGAGCATAAGCTGAAAGCGTTCCTGAAGAATCTTCAGTTGTTACGCTGACGGTAAACTGGTTGGCTGTAATCTTAGTAACAGTGTAAACACCACTATCACCGATACCTGTTAAGAAGGCTAATCTAACCTTCTGTCCAGTTTCTAAACCATGACTTGTAATGTTTACGGTACAAACTTCTGAAGTAGTTGAGTAAGTTCCTGATTGAACGCTGTCTTTAAAATCATACACAGCTGACAATGGTGTAGTACCTGCAGGTGTTAAGGTGATACTTTGAACATCGATAACCTCTTTGTTAAAGTTCACAATTGTACCTACTGTATCTGTACTCAAGGCCTCAACATTACCTGAATCCGTAATCTGTTTATTATCTAAACGAACTACCAAATGGGTTAAGGTGAATAAATCTTGGTCACTATTGGCTGTAGCTTTAACAGTAATTCGGATATATCTAAAGTTGAAAGCAAAAAGTGCATCTACTGCTTGAGGTGTAGTCCATGAGGAACCATCTAAACTGGTTTCAATCTCAGAATAAACTGTAGGGAAACCTGAAATGATTGTACCTAATCGGCTGACTGTAATACTACTGCTTGCAAGTGTCTGACCATAATCAAATACCTCTTGATAACTTGCTAAAGAACCTGCAGGGAGTGCATAATATGCATAACCCGCATCAATTTGTTCTTGAGGTGTATCCCATGAGTTAGATGTAAAATGCTCTGACCAAGTTTCAGTTGTATCGACAAGCATTAATAAACCACTGGTATTAACTACTGGAGTTGTATTAACTTTTGTACCAGAGAAATCACTTACATACTCAGCGTTGAATACGAAGTCAGGAGGTTGAGAAACCGTAACTGAAACAGCTATTGGTTCTGATTCTCTATTATCTGTATCAACAGTTGCAATCCAATAAGTATAACGCCCACCTGAAAGTTCGAAAACTGTCGTGAACGTACCGTTCTTTGTACCAATATCTTTGTCTGCAGCTTCCCATGTAGCACCCCTACGGATAGTCACATGTGATACAGGTAAGCTTGTAGTGGCTGGTAATACCCAACGGAGTAATACGTTGTTGTCTACAACCTCTGTTGCTAATGAAACTAAACTGTCTGGAGCATACTTGGGAATAGTTAATTCAGCAGGGATACTTTCACTACCTGCAGCATCTACAGATGTTACAGAAAGAATAGCGTTACCTAACCAATCAGCTCTTGTAGTAAACGAAGTACTAGCTGTTGCAACAATTTCATCAGGTGTTTCTGGTCGGCTGACTTTAACAATATAACTTTTAATATTAAAGAAAGAGCCTACAGCCGCATCCCAACTAAATGTTACGGTAGAGTTTGTATTACTGGTCGTACCATATACGTAACGTAAATTAGTAGCACTAGTTGGAGTAGGTGCAGTATATACTAAACTGGCACTTACATCTGCGTAGTTATTACCATAATCGAAGGCTCTGATAAAATACGTGTTAGTCTGTCCTGAATCTTCTGGCGCGGCAATGCACGTATTAGTAGAACCGTAGAATACTCGATTAATGTTTGTACCCCATCCAGTATCTTCTATACGTACTTCATAGCCTTTAATATCAATCTCAGTGTTATTATCCCAAGTTAGGTCTAATTTTCCTGTAGTGATATCAGGCAAAGCTGTGAAATTTGTAACAGTACTAGGTCGGGTTGTCTTACCTACAATCGTAGTATCCACCCATTCAGACCAAGTACCTACTCTATTCTCAGTTGAGATGTAACGAATGCGTAACTTGTAGTTTTCACCCTCAGTTACATCTGGAATAGTTACAGAGCCTTTCATAAAATCTGTAGTAACTATGCGCTGGTTTAGCGAATCTGTAGCACCAGCTAAGTCGAACTGTACTTGTACCTTATCGGCAGTTTTAGGTAGACCTGTGACATTTGAATAAGATAATTTCAAGTTGTATTTAAATACACCTGCAGCAATTCTTTCCATTACAGATTCGTCACTAGTAAACTTAGTAATAAATGGAATCTGCTCTGGCTTGAAACTTTCAATTTGTAACTTAGCTGGCAATGTAATTTGAGATTCAAATACTACACTTTCAGTTAAACTTAAATAATCAGTGAAGATATTATAAGTTGGTGTTACACCATAATCAATTAAGGTTAATCGAGCTGACTTGTTTGTTGTAGGTTCAATACTCAGTACGATTAAGTCTTGAGAATCAGAGGCTAATTCACCGAAGATGAATAAATCTAAATCGTCAGCTTCAGCGTCTGTTACTGATGCAGAAACTTTTACCTTGTCAATAAAACCGTCTGCGTATTTAACTGTACCATAGGAAACAGCACTTTCGTGTTCACCTTCATTTAAGTCATAACTAATAGTTGTATCTGTAATTGCTGTAATAGTTACTGGAATATTCACAAAGTTTTCGTCATTCTGCATATTGAGAATAACAGTTTGACCTACAGAGAATTGATGCATCGCATCAAAAACAACAGTGGTAATTCCATCGGTTACATCGTGACTGATAATAGTGCTGAAAGGTACGATATTACGAACTGTGCTGCTACCGTCAGAACCTCTTACGCGAATAACATAGTTCTTAGTTGAGCTATATTCTTGAGGTTCATCAAGTTCTAAAATAACATTAGAAAGCTTATTCTTAATACGACCACTACCAACACCCCACATAGGAATATCGTGAGCTACTTTTACTCGGTCACCTCTATTACAAACAAGATATTCAATATCTGTATTTAATGTATAGAGTTCAGGACGGAGTTTAGCTTGAGCAATATGCCATCTTGCGTGGTCAATTACGTTAGCTTTCTTAGTAACGCCCGGTAACTGAATGGATTCAAATACAGAGGAATTACTGCTATTCTTACCAGTAGCATATACGATTACTTCACTCTCTTGGTAATTCTGGTCTTCGTCAAAGTACGTTACTCTTAATCCGTCTGGAATTCTAGGTAAAGCTTTTGAGGATTCAAAATCCCAACTGTTGTGCGGTGTGAAATGCTGGATTACGTTAGCCTTCTCTTCGTCAATAGTTACTGTCCACTTACCATCCACAAGGGCTGGACTAGCTCTACCTGCAGCACAAATATCTCGTAAGACCTCTAATAAGCTCTTCTGAGTACCTAATACTGAATTGAAGGTAAAACCCTTAGCTGCACAGTATGCATGCCAGTGCTGTAACTGAACTAAGTCAAACTTGTTGGTGTTAGTAATCTTTTGAGCATTAGCTGGATGCTCTAATACATAGCGGAATAAAGATGCAGGGTTATTTGTTGAGTTAAGAACCCAAGCAGAACCATTCCAATCTTTTGTATATGTTTGAACAATTGCGTTAATACCTTCGATAGAACCATTTAACTGGTCAGTTGCTTTAATCTTGAAAGCTGATTTTGCAATCTTGCAACCGTTAGGGTCTAATGCAGGTTTTGCATTACGAGTAAAAGTTACTGTCTGTAAGTAAGCTTGATGGTAGTATCTGTAGTCAGGATTATCTTCAGTATTATCGCCAGTGTTTCTACGAACTCGAATTGTTAAACCTTCGTTTGTGACTGGGAAAGCAACAGACCCGTAAAAGGATTGCGTGTAAGTGAAGGCATCCTTCTTGGCTGCATCTGCACCTAACACGACTGTACCTAGACTGTGCCAATCACCTGAGTAATAAACACCAAACTCGAAGGTAGTTGGAGCTGTATAACTATTGCCAGCACCATCACCCTTAGATTTAATCTTACGTAAACCTTGTGGGAAGTGTAGTGCTACAGTAACATAATCAACATGCTCTGTTGAAATAGATTCAGCCCAAGGGCCAGCAGTTACTGTTGCCTCTGGATTACCATCACAAACTAATTCTAACCGTGGATTAACTTGAGTAATATCGTTACCATAGATTGCATCAAAGGTAGATAGTTGCTCATAAGTTTCTGTGGTTTTTCTCTCTAAGTTGATTAACTGGTAATCGGTATAGTTGCTAATAGCTTGTTCACCAATTCGGAAAGAATCGTTGTAAATTGTGAGAGGACCATAACCCCAAATTAGAAGCATGGATAAATAGTTATCACGCTCTGTTTCGTAGGTTAGATAATTGACAGCGCCAAGTGGAGGTGTAACACGAACTTTACCTAAAACTACAGGAATAGCTTGATAAGGAGTACCACGGTTTTGAGCGCCAGTTACCATTAAGGCACGTTCAGCACTACCGGGGTCTTTTGGGTCTGGACCCATATCTGGTGGTCGGATAGGTGCAATCATATTGACTGCTTGCATACCAACCATACTTACAGTAGCTGTAATAACTGCCTGAGCGCCAGCTACAGACATACCAGTAGCCTCAGCTAAACCAGCTGCGTATGCACCACCAGTAACTACCGCTACGTAAATAACAGCGAGAGTTAAAATTAAACGAGTGGTATTACCACCTGTAGGGATAGCACGATATTCAACAGTATCCGTATCTTTTAAAGTAATACTAGGCCATTGAGCTTCTTCGATGACTCTACCGTTAAGGATGATGTGAACCTTGCTCTTGATTTCTTCAGCAATGGAGTATTCTTTTAAAATCCACTTGGCTAAAACGTCTAGCTTAGTACCTTCTGGTACTGGAACTGTATGACGTTCTGTACGTAATGGATGCGGAACTACGTTAAGAATCGCACCGCTTTTAGCATTGTATTTAAAGTGACCTACGATGCGTCTTTTCCAGTAAGGAGATTCGAAGGATTCAATAGCTGAATCATAACCTTCTCTGGCATGGATAAAGTGCGTAGGTGATACTGCCACACCAATATGAGATTCATGCCCCATTACTCTGAATAGAACAGCTGTACCTTCAGTTGGTGCATCTACGGATTCCCAACCTTCTTTATACTGAGCAATTAATTCCTCAATACGGTTTACATCACTGTCTTCATATTCGGTACTAAATGATGGGAGGGTAATGTTATACTCATTTTTATAGATAAGACGAGCTAGACCCCAACAATCTAAGCCCTCTTCGGTTCTGCCCTTGTATTTAAAGGGGATACCGATATAATTATTTGACCACATTAAAATACCTCATAAAAATGGAGTTAGAACATACCGGGGAAATATCTCGGCGTGAATGAATGCGCTGGAAACGGTTCACGTTCCAAATCAATCATGGATAAGCTTGCCGTTACAGAGTTAGCATTATACGTGAAACTATTGATATAGAATCCGTCAAATGAAACTTCTACAACGTCAGGTGACTTAGAAAGCACAAGCTCCATCTTGATAGGTGGAGGTGCTGTAACGGTTCTAATAATCGGTGTAACATATCTAGTTACATCGTGGAGCGTAATTGAGCAACGTGGAGCTTGAGCCTCTTCTTCAGTAGGTAAGCCAATTTCCATTGGTAAAAAGATGAAATCATTTCCATTGCTTTTCACACCATAAATAACGTCCGTATCAGTCTCAGAAATACGCTGTGTAAAACCATCTGCTAATCTTGCAATTACTTGACTAGGATTAGCGGGGTTATAAATAGTAAGTAAGAAGATTAAGTCGGCATCTGAATCTGGAGAGAATACCGCCTTAATTGCTTCTGGTGACATGCTAGTTAAGCGACTCAAGGTAATACCTCCAATTGCATAGTAACTCGCCAAAACTCTGGTAGGATATATCCAATAGAGTATAAAGCACCATCTTGTTGAGGGACGATTCGAACTTCAACAATCTCATTAGTACGAGGATGTGTAAAACCAAACCTTGCCGTGCCTTTTAAATCGCCTTCAGAAAAATCTCTAAGTATCTCTACCTGAGCTGTTGACATTTCAAAAGTAACTTGCAAGGTGTTAGTTCTAGCACCACGCCTACGCATTTTAGCAGGACCAGCATCCATAGATGTTCTAAGAATTAAAGTCCCGCTAGTTTCAGAATAATCTGTATTAGGTTTCTGCGGTAAATCCACAGGCCAAATAAATGCGTATGCCATAGTTATCTCCTAATTAATTGTGGTTGTACACCGAATGTATTTTTCATAGCTTTTTGTGAAGCACTACCACTGCGTTGAACTTCACTAGCAGCCATGTCACCGATGATAACCTCAATTTGACGATTACCTCTAGAGTCTTTAGTCTCTGAAGTAGTTGCCTGAGCAGAAGAGTTATTGATGACGTTAACAGATACGTTACCACCGCCACCACCTTGTGATTGAACACCTAGAGAACCATCTGGACCTCTACGTAATGGCATAATAGCTTCTGGACCTGCTTCACCCATTAAACCAGTGCCTTTGGCAAACTTGAATAATGTAGGGCTATCTACGATTGAGTTAGTGAATGAACCACCCTTAGCAAACATTTGTACACCACCATCGTAAGCCTTACCTAAGGCTGCTTGAGTACTAATGCCTGAAGCATTACCAGTACCACCAGTTAATGCACTTGTTTGAGCTGTCATGCCACCACCTAAACCTAACATACTCATGAGGCCAGAAGCACCACCAGTTGCAGAATATAAGGCTGACATTTGGGCACGTAGTTCAAAACGAATCAAGTCGGTTAACATAGAATCGATTAAACCTTTGAAGCTTAACTTACCTGTCTGAGCGAAAGTTACTAACGCATCAGCCATACCTTGAAAGGCATTAGCGAACGCATCATTGTAAGCATTTAAACGCTTGATAGACATATCATTATACTTGATTTCGGCATCACTTGCAGCTTTACCTGCAGCAATTTGTGCTTCAGCAGTAGTTTTAGCTAAATAAGCTTTTGTCTCTGCTACAGTGCGTTCGGCTAAAAGGCGTTGCTCAGTATCTGCAGGAGAACCAGCTAAGTTTTTCTCAGCTTGGTTTACTCGCTCTTGAGCCGCAGTAATAGCTGGAATTAACTTGTTGTATTCTTCGCGGTAGGCTTTGATACGTTCAGCAGAAGCACCATAAGTACCTGCCAATTCTCTTTCAGAAGCTGTTGCTAATTCTCGTTGATTCTGAGAAGTTGCGACTGTCTTTGTAAACTCTACGTATGCATCCTTAGCTTGTTTTACGACTTCACCTATAGCCTTCATGTTCTCCATAGAACGGGTATCGATGGTATCCCCTAATGTCTTCTTAGTAATCTCTAAAGTTTTATTCAACTCATCGAATTTATCTTTTAAGTTTTTAACATCCTGTGAACCAGCGCCAGCTTTTGAAGTTAGTGCAGCACGTTGAACGGCATAGGCTGCAGCAAATTGAGCTTGGTATTTTTCAATAACAGCTAATTGCTCTGCCTCAGAACCTTCTAATAACTTAGTATCTTCAGAAACATACTCTGCACGGTCTTTTAAACCAATGTCATAGTAGAACTTAAGAATCTTGCGTTTATTGTCGTTCATGGTTTGAGCCATCTTTAGCTCTTCACCGTAAGCTTTTTGTGCAAGCTCTAAGTTGTTAGGTTGCGCCCCCTCACCAAAAATCTCACGTTTTAGTCCAGCTACTGTGCGGTTGTATTTCTCTTGAGTGATAATACCGTCTTTTAAGTACTGGTCTTGAATGCGAACTTGCTGCGTGAATTTCTCTTGGTTGTTTAAAGCCTTATCAGAATATTTTCCGTACTTAATTTCCCAATCAGCATAAGCAGAGTTCTTAGCCTTCTCATCACCGCCAGCTTTTTCTAAAGCTACTTGATTACGTAAGCTATCTTCAATCTCTTTTAATCTTACTAATTCTTCTTGATAAGCTGCACCAGTTTGATACCATGAAGCACCTTCACGCATTCTTTGTGCAACATCTGCAGAAGCTTCTTTTAATCTATCAGCTAATGCACCTCTACGGCCTACGTTGAGAATTTTATCCCACATATCTGAGGCTGTTGAACCAATACCCTTAAAGATAGTTTCAATAACACCCATGTCGGTTTTAATCTCAGCGGCAGCTTTCTTTAAAGCATCTGAATAAGCACGAGTAGCTAAAGCAGCAGCTTCAGAACGGTTACCTTGCTTCTCAAGTAAATCTACGGCTTGTAAAACTTGAGGTGAAAGTAAGCCAGTTGTTTTTGCTAATTCTCTGATAGATTCGACAGGCTTCTCACCTAATTTACTAAACTCTTTTACTGTTTGTGCTACATCAACTCCAGCAGCCTTATTCAAGGCAACGGCAGCAGTTGTAACAGCTTCTAAATTGTTGGAGGTAATGTTACCAGCTTTAGCAGCTGCAGTAATAGCTTCAGTGAAGTCACCGATATTACCTTTGCTACCTGCGAAAGTTTTCGCTAACTCTGTAGCTCTATCTCTTGAAATACCTAAGGCACCACCAGATAATGCAAGGGCCTTTGTTAGTTCACCTTCTTGTTTGATTACTTCTTTTAAACCGACTAAGAATGCAACACCTAATGCAGCAGCACCAACAACTAAGCCACCAGTGAAAACTTGGAGGGCTTTACTTGCACCGTTGAATGCACTAATTAAACCATTATCACCAGATGCCATACTCATGAGCGTAAGCTGATATCTGGCCTTCTCCATTAAAGATGTAACACCTGTAATTCTGCCGCCGAATTCCATAACGGCTTTGCCAGAACTCATGAAGGCAGTACCAACAAGTTGACCAACAGCTAGTGATACATCCTTGACGCTACCTACCATAGCCTTAGAAGCCTCTACAAGCATCTTACCCATATCAGCACCAGCTACACCTGCCAAGGCGAATTGGTCGCGTAATTGACCACCTTGTTGGAGCATAACAGTTAATGGGGCTTGCCCTGTTGCAAGGCCAACCGCAATGTCGGTAATTTGAGGGCCTAATGCGCGAGATAGATAGTCTACTTGGCGATTGCCACTTTGTTTATTTGTCTCAGCTAACTTCTTCTTGAATAAATCAAGTTGAGTAATTTGCTCTTGGATAGTCATGCCTGATTTCTTCAAGGCAGTCTCGAAACGGATTAAAGCATTAACAGAACCAGAACCTAAGTCCTTGTTGGTTTCTTGTAGTGCAGTATCTAACCTGTGCATTTCTTTTTCAAGATAAGCATTAGCTTTAGCTGTTTCGTTAATCCACTTCTCTTGATTCTTTACACTATCTGTCACAGCGTTAATTGTAACAGCAGTTTGTGAAGCAACTTTTACAAGCTTTTCATATTCTGCTACAGAAGCACCAACACCCTTATCCTTGAATAGTTCGTTTAAGCGTAACTTATCACGAGCTAATTCTTCCATCTGACCTTTGGTTAAACCAAGGTTACGGTTATAAAGGCTTTGTACTTCGCTTGCAACTTTTAGTTTATTTGTCCATGCTTCTAAAGTGCCGATGCTTTTATCAAAAGGGTCTGTACCCATTAAAGTACGTTGTGTCTTTAAGGTAGTACCAATCTGATTTAATTCATCGTTTAAAGCACCTGAAGCTTTAGCGTAAGCTAGAACAGAAGATTGCCCTTTAGAGTAACCTTCTGTCATGAAGGCTAAAATGTCTTGCTGGCGCTGGAGAACAGAAACACTTTCCTTGATAGGTTTGTTTGAATCTTCCTGAGCCTTGCCTAATTTAATAGTAGCAATTTCAGCACGAGCATTAGCCGCTGTTGTCTTTGCCTGTGCTTGTGCTAACTTCTCAGCATTGAGAGCAGCATCAGAGACAGGTTTGTTAAGCTTTGAAACCTCTGTACCAAGATTCTTAATGGCTGTAACAGCAGAAACTAATTCACCAGTTTCTACTTTAAATTTTAGTGTTTGTAAGTCCATGATTGTTCCTAGTCTATTGGAATTTTATCTTTAATAACTCTGTAATTACTAAAGATAAAAGCCCTCGTTAGAGGGCAGTTATTATTTACCTTTAGAGTTCTTTTCTTGAGCTTTAGCAAATGTATCTAAAGCCAGATTGTCAAACTTACGTAATAGTGAAAGCTCCCACTCATCTGGCTCGATTTGCATAAGGTCGAAATAATTTCTCATCTCTGTGAATGTAATCGGTGAAGCACCAAACCCGTTACCAGTTCTGGTGGTGTGTAAGTCCCTGAAGTATTTCCACACATATTGGCAACTTTCAGGTATTTCTAAGAGGTCTAATAACTCCTTAGGTTTTTTACCTGTCTGTCTCCAGACATTTTCTAAATGCTGCCGTATAGTTGTACCGTTTTTATCCTGAGAATTGAATTTAAACTCTTGTTCAGCAAATGCTAGAGCTTGTTCAATTTCCTGCGGGTCGAAAGTTGAGAATCTGTGAAGATTCCTCCATTACTTGCTCACGAATCCAACTGTGTTCTTTGAAAATCTTAGCTGCAGCTTCTGGTGTGAATTTGACTTCTTCACCGTTATCTGTAATACCCTTCCAACCCATTACACGAACTACTGCAGTTTCGATAGATAAATCTTCTGCATCTTCGAGGGTCATATCCTCTACGTCCTTGCCACGGCGGCGAGCTTGTGTTTGCTTCTGTTGGAATTCTTTAAACTTGTTACGACCAAAGGCTTTAACAGTTTTTGATTCTTCACCACGGACGGTAATGAATGCGCCTGTAGGGTCATTGGAGCCCGGTAAACGTACTTCAAACTCGTAGCCAATATCTGCGGCTACGCTGAGGTTATTCTTTGCTAAATCTAGTGCCATATAATGTCCTTTCATGACGTTAATAAATGGGGTTAACCCCGCTATACAGTAGTAATTATAGCATAGATTTACTTGAAAAGCAAGATGCAGACGTAAAAAAAACCCCAAGGTTTTTACACCAAGGGGTTTAATTATAGGGCCTCAGAGGGCAACTATTTAGATAGCAGAATCTTGAACTGCGATAGTAGTAGCAGGTAAGCCAGCATCTGTAACTTCATTTAATAAAGCTTGGAAACTAGTAGCAGCTACAACACCTAATTCACCGTCATCTTTAGTGAAGCTACCTAATTTTACTTTAGGTAATGTAAAGGTAACGAAGTCTGAAGCATTGCTTGAATCGCTAGTTAAAACGAGTACTAAGGAAACTGGAGTTTCAGCATCAAAGTATGTGCGGAAAGCAGCATCTTGGAAGTAAACACTTAAGTTACCAGTAACACGGATACGACCTGTGAAGATATCAGCGATTGAGTTTGAACCTACAGTGGTAGCGTTTTCAGTAGCACGTTCTACTGAGAAGTCAGCAGAAGTAACTAAAGCTACTGCAGCACCGTCAACTAACATAACACCGTTTACAGCTGCGAAAATACCATCAGTACCTTGAGCAGTAGGGGTTGTGAAGTACTGTGTAGTACCAGTTGCAGCCATGTCCTTACCAGCAAAAGCTACGTCAACAGTTGTTAAACCAGTTGCAGGTAATTGAACAGCAAAACTGTTTACCTTCATGCCAGTGTAAACTTCTGATTGAGCAATATCTGAGTACCATTCTTCGATAGTGTAAGATTGGTCTGTATGGCCTGTAGCAGGAACGAAAGTTGTTTTACCAACAGCGGTAGTGGCTGAAGAAGCAGCAGGACCTTCTTCTACTAAGTCAGAACCGTTTACAACTTTTACAGTTAATACTGTGCTAGTCATGGCTGTGATTAATAGGTTATTATTTACGTTAGCAGCATCTAGGTTAACACCAGATAAACGAACTACTTGACCTACTTTAAAGCCTTCGCTTAACCAATCGCCAGCGCCACGAGTAATTTCATATAAATCACCAGCTGCATCGATAGTTAAAGAGACACCAGAATTAGAAGGGGCTGTAGTGAAGTCACGAGCTAAAACTGAACCCATAAAGTCTGCGTAAGAAGCAGGAGCTAATTCACCGTTTAATGAGCCTTCTGCGCTACGGACACCGTGGCGAAAGTCAGCAATTTGACGGTCAGTACGAATCTCACCAGATTCATATGTTTCTTTTGTTAAGTTAAAACTAGCAGTAACACGGCGAAGTAATTTACCAGCAGAAGCGCCAGCTAAAGTACCGAAAGAACTTTCTTTCTTGTAGCCGACTTGTTTAGCCGTAC